CGGACGCGAAGACGGCCGGCGGGAAGGGAAAGGACGCGAAGGTCGAGAGCGCCGGCGCGGTCCTCGCCAAGGTCCAGCAGGACGCCCAACACGCCGTCCAGGAATCGGACGCCAAGCTGATCGCCGCCCGCGACGCCGCGGTCGCCAAGCTCGCCGAGTCGCGCGGCCTGGTCATCCTCCCGGTGTCCCCGGTGGCGGGGGCGAAGGACGTCAGCGCGGATGTCGTGGCCTTTATGAACGCGAGCACGCCCGAGGCGGTGGCCAGGGAGAAGGCCAAGGACGATGAGATCGCCGCGCTCAGGAAGCAGCTCGCCGAGCGGCCACCCTTGACGCCGACCCGCAAGCCCTGAGACCATTTCCGGCTATGGACAAGATCAAGGCCGCCGGGCGCTGGCTCGCGAAGTACATCCTCCCCTGGATCGCCCTGGTGCTCGCCGCGACGACGGACGCGATCGGAGAGAGCGTTCTGGGCGTTCCGGCATGGGGGGCCTCGCTGATCCTCGCTGGCTCCGGCGTGCTCGGCCAGCTAGGCGTCCTGCCGTGGCCGGTCAGCCCGACACTCGCGAAGGTCTTCAGCTACTTGAGCAGTGCGACGTCCGCCCTGCTGGTCGCCCACGCGACCGGTAAGTTGGGGGACCCGACGGCCCACGCCCACCTGTACGGCGTCATCGGGGCAGTCGGCATCCTGCTCGGTGTGATCGGCGGCCGCCAGGGCGCGCGCGCGCTGCTCGGGAAGCCGCCGCTCGACCAGCCGCCGCCCGCCGCGCCAAAGGGCTGACGCTGGCACCGGGACACGCGTACGATGTGGCATGTCGCCCCGGAAGCCAGACCACCTCAGCGTTGCGCAGAGCGACGAGGTGGCGCGCCGGGCACGTTGGCAGCGGCCGGACGCCTTGCGGCCCTGGGACGCGCGACTGGTGGCCCACGCGAAGCGCTGGACGAAGGTCGTGAGCGTCGTGGCCGGACTGGTCGGCGCCGCCTCCGCGCTTGGTGGCGCGGCCGTCAAGGCTTGGCGGTACGTGCGCGCTGGCGGGGCGACGGCGCCGGCCGAGCTCCCGAAGACCGGAACCCCCACGACCGCGATGGACTTCGTGAGCGAGCCCACCACCGCGCCAGAACGGAAGCCGTAGGCTTAGATGTCCACGCCACCACCGCCGACAGGAGATGACGATGATGACACGACGACCCCAGTGGACCTCAATGCACGACGTCCTGACGTCCCTCTCGGCGCAGCCTGGAGAGGACTCGAACGAGCTTTATTGGGCGATCTCGATCGCGTCCGCACGGCTCGACGCCTTTGGGGGGAAGCTGGATCGGATCATCGCGCGGCGCTCGCATGGGACCTCGCCGACGCTGCCCGGGATCTCGCCGACGCTGCCCACGACCACGCCCGCCAGCTAGAGGACTTCGCGCGCCGCCGCTCGGGATGACCGCGCCGCGCGGGCGGCGTAACATCTCCCCCATGCGGATCCTGGCCCTCCTCGCCATCGAGGTGTTTTCGATCGGACTTGCGACCCTGGTCGGGTTCGTCACCGGGCGGCGCGCGGGGTTCTTCCGCGGGGTCTGCCGGGGGATGTACTGCGCCGGGAAAATGCTCGGCCAGGGCGCGCCGGTATCGGACTTCGACGAGGACTACGACCGGCAGTTCCGGAGGCCAAACTGATCCGGTTCGACGTCCTGGGGTCGCCGGCGCCGAAGGGATCCGCGCGCGCCTTCATGACCCGGGGACCGAATCCGCACGCGGTCCTCGGTGCTTCTGGATCGGACACGGCCCGCGCCAAGCTGCGGACCTGGGACGCCGCGGTCCGCGCGGAGGCGAGCAACGCCCGCAACCTGTTCGCACCGGAGGCAGAAGGGCCGGTCTATGTTGAGACCGCGCTCCGCGTGATCCTGGGGTTCCGGCTCGCGCGGCCGTCCGGGCACTGGGGGAAGAACGGGCTCAACGCCACCGGGCGCCGGACGCCCTACCCGATCGTGAAGCCCGATATCGACAAGCTCACGCGCGCCACGCTCGATTCGATGATCGGCACCATCTACGACGACGACTCGCGGATCTGCGAGAAGATCGTCACGAAGACCTACGCCGATCCCGGCGACGAAGGGGCGACCATCACCGTTGAGCCGGTCGATTACAAGCCGCCGCCGGCCACCGAGTCCGGTCCGGTCCTTCCGGGGCTCGTCGAGTGATGGGCCGTTGCCGCGTCTGCCGGCGCGAGATCTCCCTCCGCCGCATGGGCCCCGCGCTCCGCCTCACCGTCCACGCCGACCCGCGCGCGCCGCGTAGCCGCCGGGTTGATGGCCAGTGGCGCCGCCCTGAGTGCGCCGGGACGTTCCAGTTCCCCGTCCGCCGCGGGCGCCAGGCGAAGCGCGTTCCCGGGCCGTACAGCGGGTCCTGATGCCGATCCGCCGCCCAGCCCGGTCGATCGCCGAGGACGCTTGGCGGGACGCCCAGCGCGCGGCGGAGCGCTCAGCGGAGATGGGCAAGGGGATGGTGAACGCATTCGGGCCAAGCGTGCACGATCCGGTGGCGGTCATCGCCGCCGCGATCGAAGCCGTCCGCGCCGAACCATGCTCCTGCCGGTGCCCAGATTGCTCGCCGCATCCCCACGGAACCACGACGGTTCCGAACGCCCGATAAAATAGTTTCCCATCGGGCGATATTATGGGTTAGGGTGTCCCTCATGCGGCGCCGGTTGGCTCCGCCCAGCCAAAAATCAGGAGGGATGCCATGTCACCGAAGAAAGAGGGGGGCGCAGCCACGCCCGCCAAGAAGCGGAAGTCGAAGCTCGACCCCATCAACGCCAAGGTCGTCAAGTTCGGCGACTACGCCCGGGGGGTGAACAAGCTCCTCGTCGCCGCCGGGGCATCCGCCCCGCAGGAGACGAAGGACAAGATCCAGGCTGCCGCCGCGTACGCCGATCAGGCCGTCCAGGTGTGCACGGCGATGTCGGAGGCGCTCCTGGCGCTGACCAAGGCCAAGTGGGAGCCGCGCATCGGCGGGCGTGACGTCCTGGTCGCCGGGTCGCTGGCGATGGTCAAGCCGCGCCACGCCGGCAAGTACACTGACTTCTTCGACAAGGACGACCTGGCCTCGCTCGTCGTCCTCGACGTCAAGGGGAAGCAGGCGAAGGTACAGGTGGATCGCGATGGCCTCAAGGGGGACTCGTTCGTGGTCCCGTCCTACCGGCTCCAGGCGCGCGCCGCCTGAAACGAGGTGGCGGCGCCGGGAAATCAGGGGGAACCCGGCGCCGCCGCCCCAACCAACGAACCAGAACCCACCCAGCCAGGAGGGATCCAGTGTCGAAGTCGATTGTCAGGGCGCGCGCCGGGGCGGTCAAGCCCCCAGAGTCGCGGGAGCTTGAGGAGTTCGTGCGGATGGTGCTCGCGACGATGCGCGCGCGCGGCGAGCTGCACGGGGACGAGGAGGACGCCTTCCAGTGGGCGGCGCTCGCCGTCTGGGAGGGGGTCGTCCTGCGGGGCGTCCCGCTCTGCGCCGGGAACCGCGTCTACCACTTCAAGGCGGCCCGCCTGAAGGTGATCTACCAGGGGAGGCGCGCGGCGTGCGCGGCCAGTGTCTACGACCGCTTCGCGCGGGAGGCGCCGGTCGGATACATGCCCCTGATCGGTTGCGGCCATGTCGCCTTGAAGGGTGGCAAGTCGGCGGCCCGCGACAACGCCAACGTCGACCCGCGTTCAGATCCGATCGACATCTCGGGCGGGGACGATCCGACGGCGCGGCGCGCGGCGGCGGACGCGCGGGCGGCGCGCGCTGAGGTCGGGCGGCTCGTCCGTTCGCACCTCTGCGCCCTTCCGGAACGCCAGCGGCGCGGCCTGGAGGTCGCCCTGTCGCGGGACAGCGAGACGCCGATCTCCGACGCGGCCTGGATCACCGGCAACAGCTCGGTCGGGCTCTCCGCGGCCCTGCACCGTCTCGGGCAGCGCGTGCGGGCCGATCGCGGGGCGGTCCGAGCACGGCGCAAGCTCGCCGAGTTGGCGGCGTAATCTCCCTGAATGAACACACGTGGAGGCGCGCCCCCGCGCGCGCTGATCCGAGACATGGCGATCCAGGGCTACGCGACCGCCCAGGCACTCGCCGCCAAGCACAAGATCGCCGTGGTGACGCTCTACCTCTGGGCGCGGAAGGGCCAGCTCCCCATCCCGCCCGGGGTGGACGTCGCCAGGACGCCGCTCACCCGCCGGGAGGCGGCCAACCGCTGGTTCCTTCGGGAGAGCGTGAGGCTCGCCGCCAAGCAGTCCCGCCGGAAGCGGACGGGCCGCCCTCTGGGGTACCGGCCATGACGGCGAGCAAGGAAACGATCGCGGCGTTCATCATGCTGATGGAGTTGAACCATGACTTCGCCGCCCTCGAATTCAAGGTGATGAACGTAGTCCGCGCCTATCTCTGGCAGGCGGCCACGGGTTGCGAGTCGAAGAAGATGACCCGCGGGGGGTTCCTGGCCGAGGCGGCGGCGGCCTGGGATGAGGTCCAGGAGAGGCACGCCGCGCGCGCGAAGGGAGGCCCGCGATGACCGCCTCATCCGAGCAGCCAAAACAGGAAGTGCTCCTCGTCGACCTCTCCGGCCTTTTCTGGCGGTCGTGGATGTCGAACGGCGAGACCCTCAAGGCGCGCGACAACACCCTAGCCCTGATTCGCCGCTGCATGGAGGGGTGCGGCTTCCAGGCGCCGGTCGCGATCTGCCTGGACCGCGGCCGCTCGTTCCGGAAGGACATCGCCGACACCTACAAGGCCACCCGGCCGGAGAAAGACCTCCAGGCGGTCGACGAGCTGCGCAAGACGGAGCGGATGCTAGCCGATGAGGGATTCACGACATGGGGGGTAGACGGCTTCGAGGCGGACGACATCATCGCCACCGCGACCCAGAAGGCGGTTGCCGCCGGCCACCCTGTCCGGATCGCCTCGTCCGACAAGGACCTCCTCCAGCTGGTGGCGACGGACGGCGTGCGGGTTATTCGCCCGCACATCGGCTCCAGCTACGCGGACCCATGGGGGAAGGCCGAGGTGATGGCCGAGTTCGGGATCCCGCCCTACCTCCTAGGCGACTGGCTGGCACTGGTGGGCGACAGCTCCGACAACATCCGGGGTGCGCCCGGCGTCGGCCCCAAATCGGCAACCGGGTTCCTGATGGCTTATCCGGGCCTGGGCCACCTGTTCGAGGGGTGCCGGGCGGGCGTCGCCGGGCAGATCTCGGGCATCCGGAGCGCCGCCAAGCTCGCCGCCGCCATCGCCGCCAACGAGGCCGACATCCGCCTGGCCCGCAAGCTGGTGGAGCTGCGCTTCGACGCCCCGATCGACTTCGAGGAGATCTACCGCCCGCGGGAGCGCCGGCGGCAACCCGACCAACCACCGCAGGAGGACGAGATGACCGCGACGAACGAGTTAACGCAAGAGGGCGACGGAGCGCCTGGGAGCGCTCAGGAGACGCCGAAGGCCGCCGGGGCAGAATCCCCCACGCCGGCGCCGATCGCCCCGCAGGCGGCAGTTCCGGCTGCGACGCCCCCCGCTGCGCCCGCGCCGGCCAAGTCGACCGCGCTGGCGGTGGTGGTCCCGGAGGTCATCGCGCCCCGCTTCGAGCTGGCCCTGGAGCCCGTCAATGCCAGCCAGGCGCGCAACATGGCTGGAGTTCTGTGGAAGTCCGGCCTCTACGGGAAGTTCCCCACGGAGGAGGCGCTGTACGCCGTCATCACGCGCGGGCGGGAGTTGGGGATTCCGGCCCTGGCGGCGCTCGACTGCTTCCACTACTTCGAGGAGAAGCTGGCCCTCCACGCCCACCTGATCCGCCACCTGGCCCAGAGCGACCCCAATTGCGAATGGTTCCTGCCGTGTCCGGCCGAGGGCGACGACAAGAACAAGGTCGCCCGATGGGGGACGAAGCACCGCGGGATCTCCGAGCCGATCTTCCACACCTACACCATCGAGGACGCGGTCAACGCCGGCCTCTGCCAGTTGGAGATCGTCCCGCGCGACTGGACGATCGACCCGAAGACGGGGAAACCCGACAAGGACCGGCGCAACAACTGGGACAAGCGGCGCCCCGAACTCCTCGACAAGACTTGCTCGTCGCAGCTCGCCCGCCGCGTCTACCCTGGCCGCGCGATGGGCCTCTACAGCCTGGCCGAGCTGGGCGGGGACGAAGCCTGATGGCCTCCTGGCAGGAGGGGGCCGGCTTCCGGATCGTCGGGACCATCAAGCGGCTGTTCATCTCCCCCACGGGGAAGTTCGCCGCCGTCAGGCTGAAGGTGAACTCGCCGCCGCACCCACCGGAATTGGACATGAAGTGCTTCGATCGGATCTTGATCGGGGACATGCAGCGCGACCTCCGCGTGGGGCAGCGGGTCCAGTTCACGGGGAAGATCGAGAGCGAGAAGCTCCAGGACAAGAGCCGGAACGACGTCAAGGTCGACGGCTACGAGGTCTGGATCCCCGCCCTGCGCCCCGCCAAATTCGAGGTCGAGGGGTCGAGCCGCAAGCCCGCCGAGAAGCCCACGGAGCCCGCGGCCGGCACCACCGACGACCCGTTCAAGCGGGAGCGCACGCCTGGCGACGACGACGGCGATCCCATGGGGGGCGGGTCCGACCCGTTCGGCGGCTGATGGCGCGCCTGCTGCTCCTCTCCCGCCGCCACAGCAAGCGGGAGGGGCAGAGCTGCGACGTCTGCAACACCTACCGGGTCCGCGTGGCGGCGAAGCTCCTCGTGGAGCAGCCGTCCAACTGCGTGATCCTCCACCGATTCGCCATCTGCCGGAGCTGCCTCCTGGAGGCCGCCAAGGGCGCCAGCGGGGGCGGTCGGGCGTAAGTCCTAGACCTCGTGGCTCGTCCGGCGTAACGTCCTTGACGCTGAGGGTGCCGACAACTCATGATCACGCCTGAAAGCCGTTCTGCGGTCCTCGTCCTATCCCGTCGCCCTCAGCAAGCGATCGTGAATCGGACGGGGCGGGGTCCGCAGAGCGGCTTTCTCGCGTTCGGAGGCTGAGATGCCCGACGACATTCGGGACCGGATCTGCGCCTGGGAGGCCGAGCGAGACGCGATCGTCGGCGAGGAGTTCACCCCCGAGCGCAGCGCCCGCGTCGAGGAGCTGGATCGGCTCATCGACCGCGCGTGGGAGTCGCTGGCGCCGGACGGGAACCGCGATGGCATCGCGTAACGCCTACGCCGCGCTCCTGAAGGATCCTCGCTGGCAGCGGAAGCGGCTGGAGATCATGCAGCGGGACGGATTCGCGTGTCGGCTCTGTCGAGCCACCGACAAGACGCTGAACGTCCACCACAACTTCTACCTGCGGGACCTGGCTCCCTGGGAGTACGGAGACGAACAGCTCGCGACGGTCTGCGAGGACTGCCACGGCCTGGTGACCAAGAAGATCGACCGGCTGAAGGTCCTCTTGAGCACGCTCGACGCCGCGAACATCGACTTCGTGATTGGAGTCGTGAGCGCCCTTGCGGCGGAGGATCCGGACCACGACGACGGCGACTGGGCCGTCATGTCGCCGATGGAGATCGCCGGATTCGGTTGCGCCATCGACCACGCCCCGAACGTCGGGCCATGGACCAAATGACCTGCCCGGTCTGCGGGAGCGACCGCACTGGGACCATCCGAACGGTCCCTGGAAAGGCCCCCGTGCGGCGCCACGTCTGCGAGGCGTGCGAGAGCCGCTGGACCAGCGACCAGGCGGTCCGCGCGGGGTCGATCTGGCGCAAGGGCGACCCCATTCCAAAGAACGCTAGCCCGCTACCTATAGCGGGTGAAGTCATTCCGCCCGCTACTAATGCCGGGCTGATGGTTCGGTCGCCCGCTACAGGTATCGGGCAGGCCCGCGGGAGCCCGCTACCTATAGCGCCCTCCCCCGGAAGGGGGGGGGCTTTGGGGGGGGGTCTATCCGGGGTACTCGATCTGGTCTTGATCCGACCGGATCAGAGAGAGATCCAGATCCCTACAACGAAGAGATCTAGGCGCGCGCCGACGCTCCCCCGAACGAGCTACCCCGCGGAGTTCGAGGCCGAGTGGAGCCAGACCGCCAGGACGGGGTCGAAGGACAAGGCGTGCACGTTCTGGGAGAAGGCTGGCCGCCCCAGGTTCGGTGCCGCGTGGAAGCTTTGGGAGGCGTCGGCCGAGTGGAAAGCCGATTGGTTCCACTACCCGCACGTCCGCACATGGCTCAGCGATGGGAGGTACCTCCAGGACCCGAACGAGGCGCGCGTTCACGCGGCGCCGGCGCCCGGCGGCGACCTCGAAGAGGCCGAGCGGCGATTATTCGGGCGTAACTTGGGTGGGAAATGAAACCAGCCGACCAGTTCGTGTCGCGCCTCGAAGGGGTCAAGGGCGTCGGGCCCCGGGCCTGGATGGCGAAGTGCCCGAGCCACGACGACCGCCAGGCGAGCCTGAGCGTGAAGGAGGGGGACGACGGCCGGGTGCTCCTGAACTGCCATGCCGGATGCGAGACGGAGAGCATCGTCGAGGACCTTGAGATGGCGATGTCGGACCTATTCCCCGATCGCGACTCGGCTGGGAACGACGTGGCGGCGCGCTACGCCTACCAGGACGAGAAGGGGGCGCTGCTCTACGAGGTCGTGAGGATGGTCCCGAAGACCTTCCGGCAGCGGCAGCCGGACGGGCGGGGCGGCTGGAAGTGGACCATGGACGGCGCGCGCCGCGTCCTGTACCACCTCCCCGAGATCTCGAAGGCGCCGAAGGACCGGATCGCGTTCGTCGTCGAGGGCGAGAAGGACGCCGACAACCTAGAGCGGCTCGGGCTCCTGGCGACCACGAACGTCGGAGGCGCGGGGAAGTGGCGGGACGACTACTCGGCGGCGCTGCGCGGGCGCGGTGTTGCGATCCTCCCGGACAACGACCAACCGGGCGCCGCCCACGCCGCGATCGTCGCGAAGGCGCTCGGCGGGATCGCCGCCTGGGTGAAGGTCGTGGAACTGCCGGGCCTGCCGGCGAAGGGGGACGTCTCCGACTGGATCGCGAAGGGCGGGACGCGCGTCGAGCTTGAGCGGCTGGTGGCGGCGGCGCCGGGGAAGATCCCGCAGACGTTCAAGCCGGCGACATCGCGCCTCTCTGGCGAGCGCGCCGCGCGCCTAGCGGCGGGCAAGGATCGGATGACGTTCGGGGTCCCGTTCCTCGACCAGGCCCTGGGCGGCATCACCCGCACAGACGTGGTGCTCTACGGGGCCAAGTCGGGGACGGGGAAGACGCAACTCGCGGCGATTACGTCGATGGCGAACTGCCGGCGCGGCAAGCGGGTTTTCTACTTCGCGCTGGAGGCGGAGGACCGCGAGATCGAGCGCCGCATGAAGTACCAGGCGATCGCGAACATGTACTACCGGCGCATCGGGACGAAGCCGATCCGATATCAGGACTGGGTGAGCGGTGACCTCGACGGCGTGCTGGGGCAGTTCGAGGACGAGGCCGACCAGGAGATGGAGACCGCGCTGGAGAACCTCCGCACGTTCTACCGGGAGGATTCGTTCACCTCGAACGACTTCCAGGTGCAGTTCGAGGCGATCCAGGACGAGGCCGACCTAGTGGTGCTCGACCACTTCCACTACGTCGGGGGCGAGGACGAGCGCGACAACGAGATCCGAGCGGCGAGCAAGCTCGCGAAGAAGCTCGCCGCCTGCGCGCTCGGCGCGCGCGTCCCCGTGATCGTGGTGGCGCACCTCCGAAAGAGCGACCGCGCAAAGGAGTCGATCATCCCGAACCTGGAGGACTTCTCGGGCGCGAAGGACATCGGGAACGTGGCGACGAAGGCGGTTGTGATAGCGCCCGCGTTCGGTGTCTCCAGCCCAGACAGCTTCAAGTGGGGGACCTACATGGCGGCCGCCAAGAACCGAACCGACATGAGCGTCACGCGCTTCGTCGCGCTCACGAAGTTCGACGTGCGAAAGAACTGCTACGACTCGGACTACACGCTCGGTAGGATCGTAGACGCCGGCAAGGAGGGGAAGGTGTTCAAGCTTCTCGACGGGACCCAGACCCCATTCTGGGCGGACCAGAGCGGCGCGGGCCAGGCGGAGATGAGCTAGTGAGCCGCTTCGACGACGACAAGGCGTCGGTCGGCCCCGGGCTGGAGCGCTGGTACGCCGAGCGCGGCTCCCGGGAATTCACGGGCGAGTTTCGATTTTCCCGGGTGGCGCCGCCCAAGCTGACCTGCGGCACGCTCAGGGCCTTCTGCGACCAGCCCGCGAAGCAGAGCAACGTAGGTCCGCGCTGCGCGATCCACTGGCCGGCGGCGGTGTCCTGGTGGGCCTCCGAAAGCTCGACGACCGGGAGCGGAAGTCGACGCGCACCCTGGCGGGCGCCATGCTGGATCGGGGTGAGCACAAGGACGTCGTCCGAGCTGCCGTCGTCAATTACCTATCGAAGCGCGGCTGGACGTTTCCGTCCGCTAGGCTGCGCGCAAAAGAGGTCGTGGATGCGCAGGTCGCCTGGGCCGCCCCGGAGGAGGACACTTGATCCGCCCCCAGCCGAAGCCGGTCAAGCGGGAGAAGAAACCGAGCCCCTTGCGCGCGCGCCGCCGTCCCCGCGCCGAGATCGCCGCCAGGGCCTCCCGCCGCGCCGCCAAGGCCGCCCTCGCCCTCCCGCCGCCGGTCGCCCCCGATGGGACAAGGCACGCGCGACGGCCCAGGGAGCGCGGCCGGATGGCGTTCTACGCGAGCCTCTGGTGCATCCTGCGGGATATTGCGCTGACGGGGAACATCGAGCCGCATCTGGTCGAAGCTGCGACGGCCTGCGGTCGCGGGACGTACTGGTCCGGGATCGAGGTCGCCCACATCGGGGATCGCGGCGCAACCGGGACCGGCGGCTGGCGGCGCGCGCCGGACGACAAGACGGCGCCGCTCTGCCGGAAGCACCACAAGGCGATCGACGGCAAGGAGGGCGGGAAGGCCCCCTGGTACGTCGCTCTCGGGCGCGACGGCCAGCGCGAGCTGCGCGCCAAGCTGGTCCGGTTCGCGAGCTACTACTGGGACGGGCTCACCGATGACGGGCGGGCGCACTGGGACGTGCGGGCCGCAGGGGGAACGATATGAGCGACCAAGAAGCGGCGGACGAAGACGACGTGACGATCCAGCACATCAAGCGGATCTCCCTTCCTTGGAATACGGCTGACCTGACCCAATGCGGCCTCCCGCTCGACAACCTCCGCCTGTCGGCACTGACGCGCGACGAGTTCAACGCCCGCCTGAAGAAGCTCGGCGAGCGTCGGACCGCGATGACGACGTGCCTGACCTGCTACGACACGCTGAAGCGCTACCCGAACACCTGGGAGGAGAACCCGATCTCAGCGATGGAGCGCGAGATCTCATCGGGCGGCGGGGCCTGGGGCCACCGGATCCATTCCGTCGGCGACGGCTACGGCGGCGGTAAGCGGGCGGAGCGGACGAGGGACCTCGCGCGCCAGCTCTTTGCGATCGCGAAGCTCGTGGAGCAGCACCGACCCGAGTTCGACGAGCTGATCGCCGACCAACGGGAGACCGTGAGCTTGGACGCCGAACGGAAGGCACGCGATGTATCGTCTCGGCGTGGACCAGGGAGACGATGACGACAATCCGGTGCCCGAGTGGTTCCAGCGGATGCCGACCGTCATCGATGCTCGCCCGGAACCGCTCGCCGAGACGACTCCGCACCGCTCTCTGGACCACATGGCGGGTCGCGAATCCGGCTACGGCGAAGGGGTCGAGCGCGTCTGCGCCGCCCTGGAGCGGGAGCTGGTGCGCGCCGGCCTGTCGTTCAAGGAACGCCTCCCCATCATCCGCCGGGTGCGGGACGCCGCCCTCCGTGCCGGATAGGGCGTAATCTCTGCCGATGGAGGCAAGCATGCCAGAGACTGCGAAGTCCAGTGAAGTCGTCCGCACCGGAATTTTCCCGAAGCTTGTTCGCGTCCCGATCGACGCCGACGAGACCGCGGCGCGGAAGATGCGCCTCGCCGAGGCGGAGCTTCAGATCGACGCCCTGACCGAGACGCTCAAGCCCGCCAAGGAGAAGATTACCGCCCTGCGCGCTGACAAGCGGAAGTTGAAGCAGGACATTCGCGAGGGGACGACCGAGCAGGAGTGCCAGGTTTACGAATTGAAGGACTTCGGACACGGCATCGCGGCGATCCACGACGCCGAGACGGACGAGAAACTTGGCGAGCGGACCCTGGAGAAGAAGGACTACCAGGCCGACGTCGAGGACCGGCCCGAGACCGACGCTTGACGGGCGCGCGCGGCCGGCGCAGCATCGTCGGCGTGAGGGTCAAGACGGGACTCGCGATCGGGATGCTGGCGCTCCTGGCCGGCGGATGTCACCTGTTCGACCAGCCCGCCGACCCGTCTTGCCAGGGCGACCCGGTGCTCAAGCCGTGCCCCTGCATGGACCCGCGCACGCCCGGCTGCCCGGCACCGCCGAACGACTGGGGCGACAACCCGAGCACGATGACCAAGAAACCCGACGCCGGAGTGACCAAATGAAGCGCCTCACGATGCCCGCCCTGCTCGCCCTCCTCTCCGCCTTCATGGCGATTCCAGGCTGTGGAAGCATCTACGCCGATTGCGTGAAGCCCGAGATCGGGAAGATCACCTGGACGGGAACGGCGACCGAGCTGGGGGACATGGTCATCATCGCCCTCCAGTGCGACCCGAACTTCGACCCCGCCGCCGCCCCCGTCTGCGCGCTCGACGAGCTGCGGAACCTGGAGGCGGTGCTGGGGCCCGATGGCAAGGCGACGATCGACTGCATCATCGCCAAGATCGAGGGCAACCCGTCGGCCTCCGCACAGCTCCGCGGTCGGGCGCACGCGGTCGGGGTGGTTCGGCAGATCCACCAGTCGCTGATCTGCCCGCCGTCGCTGGAGAAAGACTTCCAAAAAAACGCCGAGGGCGAGCCGGGCCAACCGGGTACCCCGGCCGGAGGAGCCCCACGGGTGCCGGCCGGGGTCGACTTCGCCTACGCGGGTGAGACCGTCGCGGCGGCGCAGGCGCGCTGCGAGGCGTCCTGCGGCGGCCCTGACGCCATCGGCTCCCCCGGCGCGGATTGTCTGTGCGGGCGGATCGTCGGCGGGCGCCTGACTTGGGCGGCGCGATGACCACCGCTGGCGGACATCGCCTCGGGAAAGCTGCCCCGCGGCCGGTCTCGCTGGCCCACCGGATGGCGGCGCGCCAGCTCGTGGCGTCGCTCCCACCGGCGCCGGACGCGCGCGACTGGACGACCGGGATGGCCTTCCCCGCCGGCGTGATGGGGAACGACCGCCTCGGCGACTGCACGGCGGCCGGGTTCGGGCACTGGGTCCAGGCGGCGACCTCCGCGAACGGATCCGAGGTCACGATCTCGGACGACGACATCCTCAAGCTCTACGAGGGGTCGACCGGCTACAACCCGGCGGATCCTTCGACCGACCAGGGGGGCGTCGAGGCCGAGGTCCTGACCTACCTCAAGGGGATCGGCTGCGGCGGGTTCAAGATCGATGGCTTCGCCTCGGCGCAGGCCCAGAACCTCGGCGAGATCCGCCAGATCGTGAACACCTTCGGCGGCTGCTACATCGGCCTGTCGCTCCCGCGCACCATTGAGGCGCAGGGCGAGGGCGACGGTGCGACGTGGTCCTACGACCCCACCGCTGGTGCCGATGCCGAGCCCGGCAGCCTGGGCGGCCACTGCGTCGTGATCGAGGCGTACGACGCCGACGGCTTCCTCGTCGTCACCTGGGGCGTCCGGGTGCGCCTGACGAACGACTTCATGGCGGCCTACAACGACGAGGCGTGGGCGCTCCTGGCGAACGGCATCTGGGCGCCGAAGGGCAAAACCCCCGCGGGCGACCTCGTGCCGGCCTACGATGGGTTCCTGGCGGCGGTGGCCTGATGCGCGGCTTCCGACAGCGCGTCCTCCTATGGGCCCTCGGGGGCGCCGCCTGCGCGTTCCTGTCGCTCGCCTGCCCCGCGCCAAAGCCCCCCGTGAACCCGTCCCCGGACGCCGACGCCTCCCCGCCCCCGCCGGCCTCCGTGACCTGCGAGGCCGCCGCCGCGCACGCGCACGCCGTCTGCCCCGCCGTCATCCAGGCCGACCTGACCGCCGACTGCCACCGCATCGGGCAGGCGTACGCCGCGCGCCTGGTGGCGGCCGCCGACTGCCCGGGGGTGCGCTGCGCCGATCCCGGCACGCCCGGCTGCCAGCGCTGACCGTCGCCGGCCCGGCGTAATCTCCCGGGATGGGAGCCGAGACCAAGATCGCTTGGGCCGATTCGACGTTCAACCCGTGGTGGGGCTGCCAGCGCGTGTCGAAGGGCTGCGAACACTGCTACGCGGAGGCGTTCGACAAGCGCCTAGGGCGCGCCGACTGGGGGCCGCGCGCGCCGCGCCGGTTCTTCGGCGAGAACCACTGGCGGGAGCCGCTCAAGTGGAACGCCAAGGCCGGCGGCGAGGGTCGACGCCAGCGTGTGTTCTGCGCGTCGATGGCGGACGTGTTCGAGGACCGCGTCGACCTCCTGGTCGAGCGCGAGCGCCTCTGGCGCCTCATCCTGGCGACGCCGAACCTCGACTGGATGCTGCTCACCAAGCGGCCGGAGAACGTCGCGCGGATGCTCCCGTGGACGCCCGAAGGATGCGGGAACGTCACCTGCAAGGCGTCGATGCGCGACGGGGTTTGCTGCGGCGAGGACTTCTGCGACATCGCGGATGGTGGGCGCGGCTGCGACCCGTGGCCGAACGTCTGGATCGGGACGACGGTCGAAGACGAGGCAGCGACATCTCGGATCCCGATCCTGCGGCAGATCCCGGCGATTGTTCGGTTCGCGTCGTTCGAGCCGCTGATCGGACCGATCCATGAGTCGGTCGATCTCCGCGATATCCACTGGGGAATCATCGGCGGTGAGAGCGGGGCGGGCGCGCGCCCGTTCGTTCTGGACTGGGGCCGCGCCTTGACGCGCGCGATGCGCCGGGACGGCGTGCACCCGTTCTGGAAGCAACTCGGGGTCAACGCGAGGCACGCCGAGGGCTTGAACCGCCTCCGGCTGGAGAAGGATCCAAATCACGGCGGCGACATGGCCGAGTGGCCGGAGGACATCCGCATCAGGGAATTCCCACGATGACCGAGCGGCCGATCCTGTTTTCGCCTCCAATGATCCGAGCCATCCTCACGGGCCGAAAGACCCAGACGCGGCGGCTGCTGAATCCCCAGCCCGAGCAGTCGATCATGGACCAGACTGCGTTCGATACGCTCAAGGCGTGCGCTGGCGCTGGATTGTTACCGGAAGAAGCAGGGGACGAGAAGCAGATCGGGTGGGCCTGGAAGGGAACGCGGATCATGCCGTGGCCGCGCGGACTAGTGGCTTGGTCGAGGATTCGTATCGGCGACCACCTTTGGGTCCGCGAAGCCTGGCAGTACGCCGATTGGACCGAGGACGGTTATCCGTTCATTCGGTACCGAGCCGATGATTCGCGACGGCTGTGTGAGACGATCCCATCCGAGTGGGCGGGCCGGCTGAGCGATACCTGGTCGACGTTGAGCGAGCCGAGCAACTTCGCCATCGACCAGAAGGCGGCCGATCGAAAGTGGCGCCCCGGCATCTTCCTTCCGCGCTGGGCGTCGCGCCTGACGCTCAAGATCACCGAGGTCCGCGCCCAGCGCCTCACCGAGATCAGCGAGGAGGACGCGCGCGCCGAGGGGATGATCCCGGGCGACGATGGCTGGCGGAGCGACCGCGATGGCGTTGCCGAGCCGACCGCGCGCGGCGCCTTCTTCGCGCTCTGGAAGGTCCTCAACGGGGAGCAGTCGTTCCGGGACAACCCGATGGTCTGGGCGCTCTCGTTCGAGGTCGTCAAGTGAGCCGCCGCTGGCGCCGGGAGCTGGCCCGGCAACCCATCCGGGACGACGAGGATCGGGCCCGCCTGGAGCGCCTCATCGCCGATGCCCAGGCCGAAGACGCCCGAAAGGCTGCCGTAAGTCCGCGAGACTCGCGGGGTTACGAGGTCCGAAAAAAAGACGCCGAAGGGGATGGACTTCGGGCCAACGTTCGATAATATGTACGTAACAGATCGGCGAGGAGCCGAACTGGGTTTTCCGAGGAGGAACCGATGACTGAAACGACGCGCGCGAGGTTGGTGGGGCTGCTTTGGTCGGGCCGAACGGCGGCCGGCACGGTGGTCCCGGAGATGATCCTCAATGGTACCGCCGGCCGCCACCACGACTGGCCGTCCTGGTGCCTGGAGGTGCTCCTGGCCACCGAGGAGCACGAGGACGACCTCAAGACCACCGACGTCGTCTACCGGGCCTGCGGGAATTGCCTGGAGCCGATGGGGATGAAGGCGCTGGTGTTCGGGCACCGCTGCGCGGGCGCGCCGGACCTGCCGCGCTGGGCGCGCGCGGTCCTCGGGGCGGTGATGACACTCGCCCTGGCGGCCTTCTTGGGCGCCGGGTGCGCGGCGCGCGCGGCGGCGCCGCAGGTCGAGACGGTCGGGACGCTGGCCGCCGGGCCGTCGACATGGACAGCTCCCGTTCACGCCACGACCGACTTCGGCCACGCCCAGATCGTCGACTCGGGGGACGACGACCGGACGGCCACGGCGACCACCGAGACGCCCGCGGAGCTGCCCGAGGTGGCCCCCAAGACTGACGGCGTGACGACCGGGGCGGTGCGCTGATGGCGATTGAGCACAAGACGGTCGAGGTGCCGGCGAGCACCGTCCGGCGTGTGGCGGCTGTGGTCTGCGAGCTGTGTGGGCGCCGCGGGCGCGGCGAGGATTACCCCGTCGGGGGCGACTACAGCCAGGGCATGTACGAAAAAATGGAGGTCCACGTCGGCATGGAAGAGGGCGACATCTATCCCGAGGGCGGGACCATCAACCAGACCATCCTCGACATCTGTCCCGACTGCTTCCGCGGCAAGCTGGTTCCGTGGTTCGAGGCGCAGGGCGGGAAAGTTCGCACGAACGAGGTGGATCTCTGATGGCCGCCAACGGCTTCGAGGACGCCGCCCGCGCCCGGAAGGTCATCTCCATCCTGGGGATCCTCCCGCCCACGCGCTCGCAGGCCCAGAACGACCTCCTGGCGACCTTCCTGGAGCACCTGACGCCCCCCCAACGCGACGTCTACGGCCTCCTGGCTGGCTGCAAGACCGCCCCTTCCGACACCACCTGGGGGATGGTCGTGGCGGCCATCCGCGCGCGCCACTTCTCCGGCGACGGTGCGGCCATCGACGTCAAGCAGGACGTCCGCCGGCCGGACTTCGCCGAGACCGGCCGCAAGGCCCACCGGGCGCACTACCAGAAGCCGGGCCGCTGCGTCGCCTGCGAGGTGCTCCTGGACGTGCTGAACCAGACGTTCGACGCGGGGGTCACGGCGGCCGTGCGGGCGGTGGGGCTATGAAACATCTTCCGGTGGTTCGCGATTCGTATGAGCGACCCGATCTTTGCGGACCATGCGGAGATGCCAAGGCGTCTTGCTGCCACTCTGCGCCAGGCGCGGCACTGCCAGAAGACTTCGGCGCTCCCGATCGGGCAGAGATGCATCGGCTTCTGCGGGAGCGTCTCGCTTCCGGTGCATGGTCGGTCGATTGGTGGGAAGGCGACCCGCGCCCGGATCACAGCCGTCTGAGCGACGCGATGGTCGGGTCGGCGTACTACCTCCGCCCGGCTACAACGCAAGGGCGCGGGCGCCTGCGAGACGGGTCGTGGGGCGGCCCCTGCAACTTCCTGACGGCCGCAGGTTGCGCGATCTTCGACCACCGCCCGTCCGGATGTCGTGGGCTTGAACCGCTTCCCCTGCCGGAACGGATCGCGAACGAGGGATGTGTCGTCCGGTATGGCTCAAAGCAGGACGCCTGCGTGGCGTGGATGCCGTACCGAGATCTGATCGACATGGTCCTGGATGAACTAGACCCGTAGCGCGCGCCGCCTCTGGGTCTGACCGCCGTCGGGCCCCGCACGGTCCGCACTACCGCGACCACCAACGAACCGAGGAGAAAGAACATGGAAAACGTCGAGGTCATCAAGCCCCAGCCCCGCACCCTGGACCGCGTTCACGGCGAGTACGCCGGGATGTCGGCCGCCGAGCGGGAGAACAAGGCCCGGGCGAAGCTGCAGGAGCGGATCAACAAGGGACGCGAGAACGCCGTCGCCGCGCTCGCCCGGGTCGAGCGCGAGGTCCCCGTTGACGCGGTCGTCCGCGCGACGGCCCTGAAGGTCTGGGCGAACGCCGACGGCAAGTTCAAGCTCGGCCAAATCGGCGACGCCGCCGGCCACCTCGGAGACTTCCACGAGCACGCGCTCGGCCAGGTCGCCGAGCGGGCGGGGTTCCCTCGTAAGTACCTCGGTGAGCTGCGCGGGACGGACTGGGGGCGCGACCTCGTCGGCCGCAACCTGAGCGAGCTCCTCGCGCACCAGGACGACGACGCGAAGTTCCTCGTTCGCCGGGTCGACGGCGTCGTCCGCGGCGTCCTCGGGCGGAACTACCGGACCGACGACAGCCGCCCGGCGCTCCAGGCCATCATGGAGGTCGCCCGCGTCGCCGGCGCCGTCATGATCGACGGCTACGCGCTCGACACGCGCTGCTCGTTCCGGATCGTCAAGCCGGAGCCGATCGAGGTCTTCCCGGGCGAGTGGGCGATCATCGGCGCCGACTACCGGACGAGCGACTACGGGAACGGCGGGCGCGAGCTCCGCGGGTTCATCGAGCGGCTCCTCTGCCTCAACGGCGCGAGCGTCACGGCCCAGTTCCGCCGCGTCCACATCGGCGCCCAGCTCGACGAGACGACGTTCTCGAACCGGACCCGCAAGCTGAACGAGGACTTCACCCGCAGCGCGATGACCGACGCCGCCAAGGCCCTCCTCGGCGCCGACGCCATCAAGGGGATGATCGAGCGGGTCCGCGAGGCGAACGCGACCGAGCTGGACGCCGACAAGGCGCTGGCCTCGCTCCGGAAGGTCGTCGGCAAGGCCGAGGAGAAGCTGATCGTGGACAAGTACAACTCGCCCGACGTCGAGATGCTCCCGCCGGGTAACACGGCCTGGCGCTTCTCCAACGCGATCTCCTGGCTGGCCAACCAGGACGGCATGGACGCCGACCGCAAGCTGGACCTCCAGGTGCTCGCGGGCTCGTTCGTCGGGGGCGCGGGGGAGAAGCAGGCCGCGTAGCTGGCGGATCCCGCCTCGGGCCCGGAGCTTCGGTTCCGGGCCCGCACGGGGTCCACCAGATGCCAACACGCCAGAACGCCGTAGCTACCTGCTCCTGCGGGGCCAAGTGGGGAGACACCCGCCGCGCAGAGCGGGGGGACTTCCAGATGGGAGACGACTACGGAACCCTCGCCGAGCGGATCATCGTCACCTCCAAGGTCCCCGAGATGCTCCGCCACCACCGCCTCGGGCACCGGCTCACGGGGCACGGCCGCAAGTGGATGGAGGTGATCGCCAAGGCGGCCAATGAGATCGCGATCCGAGAAGGATCCCGACCGTGAACCACCAACCAGGAGAACGCCCGATGAACGCACACGCCAAGCAGCCATTCAACGCGCCCAGACTCATCCCGTCAGGCCCCGCCAAGATCACAACCTGGGGCCAGGCCCTCCGTCAGTGCCGAGAGCGAGCCGGGTTCACACTCCGAGAGATCGCGGGCCACGCGAGCACCGGCGCCGGAGAGGTCGACAAGTGGGAGGCAGGCCTCGGGTTCCCGAGCAGCTACCAGCTCAAGGGGATCTACACGCTCAAGGGGATGCGGGTCCTGACGACGTTCCAGCACCTCCTCCCGGAGAGATCCCGCGACCCCGAGCCAGCCGCCACGCCGCCCGCGCCCGCCGTCGCCACGCCGCCCGCGCCCGCCGCCGTGATCGATGCCGGCTCCCTCGTCGTCATCCCGCCCTCGCGCCCCAACATCCGGAACTTCCGGGACGCGCTCCGATACCTACGCGAGGAGGTCGAGAAGATCGGACAGCGCGAGCTGGGCGCCCTGGGCGGCGTCCACGGCTCAACGATCAGCGGCTGGGAGATGGGGCTCATGCTCCCGATGCAGGCGAACTACGACAAGCTCCTGGAGCTGATCCCGGCGCTGCGCGACTACCCCAAGCCGCGCGGCCTCAAGGATGGATCTCCCCGCGGCAAGGCTCCCGCCTCCGCCCCGCGCTCGCCCGCCGAGGAGGCCGGCGCCGCCTACGCGCGCGCCCTGGTCGCCGCAGAGCAGGCCCGCGGCGAGCACAAGGCCGCGATCGAATCCGTCCGAATCGCCGAGGCCGCCGTCAAGGCCGCCGAGGCCGCCGTCACCGAAGCCGAGAACAACCTGCTCGCCGTCGCGCGGGCGTAACCTCAAGGAGCCCCCGCCATGGACACCGAGACCATCACCGACCTCCGCAGCGTCGCCGAGCAGGTTGGCCGCAGCCTGGACGCCCTGGACGCCGCCGGCGCCGCCGCGCTCGCCGAGCGGGCCACCATCCTCCACGAGGTCATCCAGGCGGTCGGCCCGGCCCTGCGGGCGCTCGCCTCGCAGGTCGGCCTGGCGTCCGTCACCACCAGCGCCGGGACGATCGTCGAGCCGGCCCCCTGGCGCGGGCTCTACCTGGGTGGCGCGGGGCCCACCACCGGAGCGCCGACCGTCCGCGGGCCGATATCGTCCCGCGGCCGCTACTCGGGGACGCGGCTCATGCTGCGCCAGGACGGGGAACTCGTCGAGCTGGTCTACGACGGCCCCTGGTCCACCGTCCCAGGCGAGGTATCTCGCTGGAAGGCCACCGAGCGCATCGTCAGCCCCGTGGAGGCGGTCAAGACCTACGGCCTGGACCGCCTCATCGGCGAGATGGAGACGGCCCTGCGCAAGCAGTTCCAGGCCGACAAGACGTCCAGCGGGGCGGAGCGGCGGGTTGCCAAGCTGGCGGATGAGGCCGACCGCCTGCGGGCCCTGCGGATCCTGATCCGGGGTTGGCGATGAGGATCACCCTCGACCTAGAGCAAGGCGGAGCTCGCGCCATTGTCGCCCCCATGAACGGCCACCTCCCGCCCTACCGGATGGACGTGACGGTGCCGGGCGGAGCCGAGTCCACATTCGTCGGCCTCCCCACCGCGGCCTCGTGCGTCGAGAGCTTCGTCTCATGGCTGCGCGGGCGGGGCTCCAACCCCGAGATCGACACTGTCTGGGGGTGGTCGCGCATGGCGGCGGCGGTCGACCAGCCGGCGGCAGGGGGCTCGTCGTGAGGGTTCCACGTGGAACGGCCGCCTTCGCCGCGGGGCTGGCGGTCATGTGCCCGAACTACCACGTCATCGCTGCCACCCTGGCCCAGATCGGCCTGGGCACCTTCAGCCCCGAGGAGCTTCGGGCGGCCGCCGAGCAGTGGTGCGACGAGAACACAAGGCGCGACGCGGTGCCGATGCGCGAAGCGATCCGCAGGACTACGCCACAGGAGGCGTCATGAAGACCGGAGCCGGGCTGAACCGCCACCGCTCGAAGCAGGATGTCGGGACGCCGCCGGAGTTCCTGGCGGCGCTCGTCGACCGCTTCGGACCCATCAACCTGGACCTGGCCGCCAACCAAGAGAACCGGGTTTGCGAGCAGTGGCTGGGGCCCGGATCTCAGCTTGGCGAGGACGCCCTGGCGGTCGACTGGGCGATGCTCCCCGAGCGCGGCGTGGTCATGGGCCACTGGTTCCTGAACCCGCCGCACGGGAACGTCGCGCCGTTCGTGAAGAAGTGCGCCGAGCAGGCCACGTCGATGCCTGGGGCGATAACCGTCCTCGTCCAGGCCGCGGTGGGGACGAACTGGTTCGCAGACCACGTCGAGGGGAAGGCGCTCGTCGAGCCGATTCGCCCCCGCCTCAAGTTCGTCGGCCAGAAGGACCCGTACCCGAAGGATCTGATGATCTTGGTCTACGGCCGGTGGGAGCGCCCTGGCTTCCACACCTGGCGATGGGACGAGGGCTGCCCGTTCTGACCCGAGCTTGACCCACGCCCCCGCGCGCGGCACCATCCGGGGCGATGGATCGAGCGCGGGGCTGCGACGTCTCCCACTGGAATCCCCCGCGCGACTGGGTCGCCCTCAGGCGCGCCGTCGACTTCGTCGGGATCAAGACATCCCAGGGCGAGACGAACACCGACCCCGCCCTGGCGGCCGACATCGCCGGCGCCCGCTCGATGGGCTTCGAGCTGGTCTGGTACTACCACGTGGCCGGGATCGGCGACGCGCGCGGGCAGGCGAAGCGGGTTCTGGACCTGGTGGGCCCGCTCTACCCGAACGAGCGGATCACGCTCGACACCGAGCGCTCCAGCGTCGTGCCGTTCGACTACCTGGACGAGTTCTTCGACCAGCTCCTGGCCGATGTCCCGGACCGCCAGCCCTGCCTCTACACGTCGAACGGCTACTGGGTCGGAAATCAGTACCCGGCGACGTGGGACCTGGCCGACAAGATCGCGCTGTTCCTGCCGCGCTACGACTCGGGCGACCAGGAGCCGCTTGTCCCCGCGCCCTGGCTTGCCGCCGGCAAGAGTTGGGCGATGTGGCAGTACTCGCAGACCGGGCGGGAGCCAGGGATCGGCGGCAACGTCGACCTGGACGTCTGGAACGGCGACCTCGCCTCGCTCCGCACCTTCGCCGCCCTGGTCCCCGCCGGCGCGCCGTACATCAAGAGCCCCTGACCCTGCCTCTTCCCAGGAGCGCCGCGCCGCCTTCCTGAGAGGGGGTCAGCGCGGCGCCCTGGGCGTCTGGCGGTCGGTTGTGCGCACGGGGTAGAGCGTAGTCACCATTGCGCGCGCGGTCAAACCGGGTGCATCCTGGGGCCTTGCCGAAAGAAGCCGAGGCGAGGAAGTCGAAGCCCATCCCCGGGGCCGAGCTGGAGGAGACGCCGACGGAGCTGGTGGCACTGGCCTCCCTCAAGGATCACCCGCGCAACTACAAGCAGCATCCCGACGCCCAGATCGAGCACATCGAGGAGGCGATGCGGGTCGCCGGCGTCTACAAGAATGTCGTCATCGCCCGCGAGGGGACGATCCTCATGGGCCACGGCGTGGTCAAGGCCGCCCGCCGCGCCGGTCGCAAGAAGATCAGCGCGCGCCGCCTCCCGCTCGCGCCCAGCGACCCGCGCGCCCTGAAGCTGGTCGCGATCGACAACGAGGTAGGCAACCTCGCCGAGCGTGACGAGGACGGCTTGGCCGCGCTCCTCCGCGAGGTAGTCGCCACCGACGGGCTCCTCGGCACCGGCCTTGACGGCGAGCAATGGGCCGCGCTCGTCACGCCGGCGACGCCTGACGCGCCTCCCGGCAGCCTAGCCGAGCAGTTCCTGGTTCCGCCCTTCTCGGTGCTCGACGCGCGACAGGGCTACTGGCAAGAGCGCAAGCGGGCATGGCTCTCGCTCGGCATCAAGTCGGAGCTTGGCCGAACCGCCCCGATTGGGGGGGGGCCGATGCCGCTGGATCGAGCGAAGAACGCTCACGTAAGGAGGGGGCGAGAAAGCCCCGGCGGCAACCCGAGGCCGGCGATGAAGCTCGGGCGGAACGGCAAGATCATGCGCGGTGACGGAGCGGGGCATCCGCTGTGAAGCAGTTCGGGCGTACGTTCGGGCAAGACCTGATGCGCGGCGAGCACGTTGTAGGGGGGGGCAGCGCGTGAAGAAAAAGGGAGCCTTCAATCCACCCGGCAACACCTCCAATACGGAGGCTGGCAGCATTCTGAATGCTGCCAGCGGGACGTCGATCTTCGATCCCGTCCTTTGCGAGCTGGCCTATCTCTGGTTCTCGCCCAAGGGCGGAACTGTCCTCGACCCGTTCGCTGGCGGCAGCGTGCGCGGAATCGTCGCCTCCAAGGTCGGCCGGAAGTACGTCGGGATTGATCTTCGAGAGGAGCAGGTATCGGCCAACCGACAGCAGGGGAAGGTGATCTGTGGCAACCATGCGCCGATCTGGATCGTTGGCGATTCGGTCGACGTGGCGGCGCTGGCTCCAGGGCAGGTCGACTTCGTGTTCACCTGTCCGCCGTACGGTGACCTGGAGGTCTACAGCGACGACCCGCGAGACCTGTCGACGCTCGGCTACGACGCGTTCGCCGAGAAGTACCGGCAGATCATCGCGGCGAGCGTCGCGCAACTCCGCCAGGATCGCTTCGCATGTATCGTCGTGGGAGATTTTCGGGACCGCAAAGGCTTCTATCGCGGCTTCGTGCGAGACACGGAGCTGGCGTTCGAGGCGGCTGGCGCGCGGCTCTACAACGAAGCGATCTTGGTGACGGCCGTCGGGTCGTTGAGCATCCGGGCCGGACGCCAGTTCGCCGCCGGTCGCAAACTAGGGAAGACCCACCAGAATGTACTGGTCTTCTGCAAGGGCGACCCGGCCAAGGCAACGAAAGCCTGCGGCAAGGTTGAAATCTCACTAGAACTGGCCGAGCCGGGCGCCTCCGAATAGCCCTGGACGGCGGCAACGATAGATATTATTGTCCGTTCATGACCACCAGCCAGATCAGGGAGAAGGCCGAGGAGCTGGGCGCGCGCGGGATCGACGCCCGCACCATCACCGTCAACTTCGAGTGCGCCCAGGGGCGGCCGCTCAATCCCGAGGAGGCCGCCGCGGTGATCGACGGCTGGCGCGCCTCGGCTCCGGCCCGGCACCAGCGCTACCGCGACAAGGCCCAGGAAGCCGCGGACGCCGTTCGCTCCGGCGGGTAGGCCCGCTGACCCAGGCGGTGGTACCATCGCCCCATGAGCGAGAACGACCCCGTCCCCGACTTCGAGTTCTGGGTGGGCGACGACAACGTCCCCATGGCCTTCACGGTCACCGATGCCTTCGGGTCCTATATCGACATCACGGGGGCGACCGTCACGCTCCACGTCGGGCCCCTGAACGAGACGGTAGCGGCGGTCGACCTGGTCGGGTCGGTGGCGGGGACGACACCCCAGACCAAGGCTCAGTACCTCTGGCGCGCGACCGACCTCGGCTCGCCCCAGGTACCGGGCGACTACCAGGGGAACTTCCTCATCCAGCAGCCGGCGGGGGGCGAGCGGATTACCTGGCCGCCGGACCGCTCGCTGCTGATCCGGCTGAACCCGCAGGTCCCGTGACCGGGGCGGCGTAATGTTCGTGGCGGAGGGAAACCCAGCCATGAACATGAAGACCGTGAAGAACCTGTCGGACGTCTCGCTCGCCGGGGTGAGCGTCGAGTTGGAGAAGACGGATGGCAACGTAACCGGCGTCATCATCACCGACGGCAAGGGCGGCAGGCTCGTCGCCCGCAAGACCGATTGGGGAATGACGGTTCTCGTCCCTGCGCCGCCGAAGATGGTCAAGCGCCACCGGATCGAGGGGAAGCTGAAGGGCATCCCGTTCCGCGAGGATTTCGAGCACGCCCATCAGGCAACCCAGCGGCTCGTCGAACTTGGCCTGGAGAATGACCCGATGGAGGGGACCATCAAGGAGGTCGAGATTCCCGAGGAGATGGTGGACTGATGGGCCTCCGCCTGCCTGCCGGACCCAAGGGCCTCGTCGTCGCGATCCAGTTCTGGGCCGGGGACCAGGCCAAGGCGCTCCGGCTGGCACGGCTGCTGGCGGCGATCGAGCCGCGCCCGCGCGGCGACGTCACGATGCTCCTGATCTGCCGCAAGGACACGACGCGCGCGGAAATCGCGTTCCCCGACGCGGTCGAGAAGCTGTCCAAGCGCTTCCCGGTGATGGTCGCGCGCTCGGCCCGGGATGGAGAGGGCCACCCCGCCGGCTGCAACGCCCTGGCCGGCGGGACGCTCGACCACCTGGCGGGGCTCTGGCGGGACGGCTTCGCGCGCTCCGCCGTGTTCCTTGCCGAGGCCGACGGGTGCCCGCTGCGCGCCGATTGGCTGGACCGGCTGCTGGAGGAGCACGAGCGGACGATCGCCGCCGGCAAGTCCGTGACGGGTCCCTACATGGGCGGTCGGCCGCACATAAATGGATCGATGGTTCTCCAGGTCCCCTGGTGGATCGACCACCCATCGGTCCAGGTGACGCCCCCCGAGCAGGCGTGGGACCTCTACCACCGCGATGCGTACCTGGCGGCGGCGCGCCCGACCAAGCTGATCGCGAACATCTGGGGGTCGCGCGGGTGGACCGCGGAGCAGCTCGGGCCGATGTCGCGCGAGGTCGCCTGGCTGACGGGGACGAAGGACGACTCCGCCTTCGCCTGGGCGGCTCAGTCCTGCACCGGCTGGAGCCGCGAGCGGTCGCTGCACATCTCCTACTCGAAGGAGGCGGACTTCGAGGAGCGTAAGCAGACGTCGGCCTACCTCGCCAACGTCCAGGCCATGGGCCAAACCGACATCGACTGGCTGAACGAGCAGGAGCGGCGCGCGCCGTGACATGCGGCGTGTGCGGGGCGGACTTTCCCGCCGAGTTCCTCGGACCCGGCGGCGCGGAGTTCTGCCTGATCCTGCACCGGGACGCGGAGCATAACGGCGCGCGCGACCTGGAGGACATCCTGGCGATGCGTGAGGCCGACGAGGTCGTTCCCTTCCCGCGGCTCGCCCCCGCCCACGGCATCTGGAGCACGGAGCCGAGGAACGATCGGGCCAAGGCCGCGAACGCGCGCGCGGGGTTCTCGCCGTGAGGCACTACGCCACCGCCGCCCCGGCCTGGCAGGCATGCGTCCTCTACGAGTCGATGAAGCGGCACTGCCGCCCGTTCGCGCTGCACGTCCTGGCGACCGACTACGAGCCGATCGCCGACATCACCGCCGAGGATCGCCAGCTGATCTTCACGCGCGGGTCGGACCTCGTCGCCAGGTACCCGCACCTCGCGCGGCTGCCTGGGCGCCCGCGCAACCCGAACGAGTACAACTGCTCGGTGCGCTGGCGCTGGTTCGCCGACCTCGCCTCTGCGCACGGTCAGATCATGGCGATCGACGGGGACATGTGGTTCTGGTCGTCGCCGGAGGCCCTCTGGCAAGAGCTGGAGGTGTCTCCCGCGCCCTGGGCCCTGACGGAGCACCGCTTCGCGCCGGCCGCGCGCGGGCTCCAGGGCGTGACGCAGGAGAGCCACGGGAAGTTCGGGCGCTTCAACGGCGGCTGGGCGTGGTTCCGCGACCCCGCGCCGGCGATCTTCATGGCAAACCACGCCGAGCAGTGGGCCTACCAGGGGTTCCTGGAGCTGCTCGACGGGCGCGTGATCTTCGGGGACCAGGGTTGGCTGGCGCTGATCGACGAGATCATCCCGGCGCACGTCATCAAGAATCCCGGCGTCAACCTCGCGCCCTGGAACCTCCGCGCCTCGTGCGATGGGATCCTGGCGGCCGAGCCCGGCGATCCGCCCCGCATCTTCCGGCGCGGCCCGCCGTGGACGTTCTGCGACGTGGTCCTCTACCACTACTCGTCGCTCAAGCTCGACGACGCCGGGGAGGTCATCCAGTACGCCGATGCGAGCTACGCCGTCCCTGGCGCCGCCAAGGGGCCGCTGTACGATCCGTACATCGAGGAGGTCCGCCGTGTCCGACGATGAGGAGACGAAGTTCAGGGTCGCGAGGAGCACCGCCGAGACACGCCTCAAGCTTGCGGTGGCGACCGGGCGCTGGCGGGACGCGGCCCGCGAGGCAGAGATGTGCGCCGACCTGGACGACCGCGTGAAGGCCGGGCGCGCGGCCGCTGGTCCGCGGAACATCGTCGGCCGGGTAAAGGCGCGCGGATGACTATCGCGGCGAAGATCCAGGTGATACATCGGATCGCGTGCGAAGCGTGCGGTGGTCACTTCGGGTCGATCGACCACCTGAAGCTGGGCTCCCCCTTCGGTCCGTGGTCGTGTCGAAATACCGACTGCAACCAGGAGGTCCGCGGGACCGTGACGGCGGACGGCGCCGACGTGACCTTCTCGACCAGAGAGCGGAAGGGGCGCCTCTACCTCGTCCGGATCGGCGATGTCTATTTCGTCTTGCGGAACCAGTACAGCTCCGCGACGCCAAGCGACCACGACGATTACTTCATCCACTCCCATCAGTGCCCGACGAACCTCATCCAGGACGCGATCGCGGTCTTCGATGTCGATGGATCGGACCCCCACGGCATCTTCCGGCTCGTCTCGTCGATCCCCTTCACGCATGAGGCCGAGGACGTCCTCTGCGAGATGAGCGACCTCGCCTCGCTGTTCGCGTTCTTCAAGACCGACGGGACGCCGCTCCCGACCGCATGGCCCGAGGAGGACAAAGGCGTCCTGAATTTCATCGCCCAGGCGCAGCGCGAGGAAACGGCCCGGAGGGCGCCGAAGGCATGACCGGAGCGATCCTATCCTGGGGCTGCGAGGGCTCGACCACGGACAACCTCCTGCGCCTCGTCACGCGCCACCGCGTCTCCCGGGTCGTCGACCTCCGCCCGAAGCAGGTCCGCACCCCCGGATTCGGCGCCGAGCGCCTGGAGACGCTCCTGGGCGTCCGGGGCGTCGGGTACGAGCGCCGCGCCGACCTCGGCCCCTCGCCCGACTTGGCCGCCGTTGGTCGGCTCTACACCGAGGCGCGCTCTGGGCACCGCCTCCTCGTCCTGGGGCACGAGAAGCTCCCCGCCGACTGCCGGGCCCAGCGTGGCCAGCTCCTCTCAGCCATCGCCGGGGAGGCAGCCCTCTACGCGCGGTCTGGGATGGGGCGGATCATCGAGGCGATCGAAGTGCTCCATTTCCTGGGGCCAGCGCGCGGCACGGCGCGGTTTTCCGCCGTCAACGTCATGGTCGAGCAACTCGCCGCTACAGGGACGCAGTGAACAAGGACGTCGTGAACGTCCGCCGGCGCCGGGATGATGAGCCGTGCGAGTAGTGTGGTGCCGCTCCGGGGAAGGCGTGCAGGCTCCGTGACTGGCCGGCCTACCTGACGCGCCTGCCCCACCTTGTGGGCGACCGCGTGGAACCCGGATCTAGGGCGGTCGCCTGTCCTCGCTCCGCTGCGCCGCCGGCGTAACCTAGGATCGTGACAACGGCAGCACACGGAGACCCCCGTATGAGACGCAAGCGGGGGACTGAAACGGATTTCGGTGCCTAACCCAGCCAACACGCCCAAGAACAGAAAGGACAGACCATGACGCCATCGCCGGGAAGAATCGTTCACTACATGCTGACCGAGCAGGACGCCGCCGAAATCACGCGCCGCCGCACCACCGAAGTCGCCATCGCCCAGCGCATCGAGGCCGGTCGGTGGCCCATCGGAGCGCAGGCGCACATCGGCAACCCGGTCGCGGCCGGCGACGTCTACCCCGCGATGATCGTGCGGGTGTTCCAGCCCAGCGACGTCGGCACGTCGAACCTGCGCGTGTTCCTCGACGGCTCGGACGAATACTGGGCCACCTCGCGCGGCCAGGTCATCGCCGACTCCACCGACAAGGCGGGCTGCTGGTTCGAGCCGCCGCGCGTCTAGTAGCACCCCGCGCGCAGCGATTACCTATCAACCCGCGCGGACCATGGACGCCCCGCTGAGACGCAAGCAAGGAGGAGAGTGATGATGACCATTAGCAAGGACCAACTAACGAAGATTCTGGCCGCGCACAAGGAGTGGCGGGCGAGCGGTGGCCGATCTGGCGCCCGCGCGGACCTGGCCGGCGCGAACCTGGCCCGCGCGGACCTGGCCGACGCGTACCTGGCCGGCGCGGACCTGGCCGGCGCGGACCTGGCCCGCGCGAACCTGGCCCGCGCGGACCTGGCCGACGCGTACCTGGCCGGCGCGGACCTGGTCGGCGCGAACCTGGCCGACGCGGACCTGGCCGACGCGTACCTGGCCGGCGCGGACCTGGCCGGCGCGAACCTGGCCGGCGCGAACCTGGCCCGCGCGGACCTGGCCGGCGCGAACCTGGCCCGCGCGGACCTGGCCGACGCGTACCTGGCCGGCGCGGACCTGGCCGGCGCGGACCTGGCCCGCGCGGACCTGGCCGACGCGTACCTGGCCGGCGCGGACCTGGCCGGCGCGGACCTGGCCCGCGCGCCGCAGCCCCGGAAGACCCGCGAAGAATGGGAGGCGAACCGCGCCAGGACGGCGGCGGAGCGGGCAAGGCGCTACCGCGAGAAACACCCAGACGTTCCCGTGGTCGAAGCGCTCGACGCGAAGATCCTAGCGGTCATCGAGTCCGGTGAAGGCAAGCTGGAGATGGGCAACTGGCACTCCTGCGAAACGACCCATTGCCGCGCCGGGTGGGCGATTCATCTCGCGGGGAAGCCCGGCTATGAACTGGAGGTCAAGTACGACTCGGCCGTTGCGGGGCGGATGATCTACCTAGCCTCCACCGGTCGCGCCCCGCACTTCTACGCCACAAACACCGCCGCCCTGGAGGACATCAAGCGGTGTGCCGGGACCCCCGTGAACCCATGACCACGACAGACCCAACGACTAGGAAGGGAGGGTAGGACCCCATGGGCGGCGACGAACGAGGTTGGAACGCGATTGTTGGACAGAAAGCAAAGGAGGCCGAGATGGGTTACGGATGCCAGAGAGAGTTTCACCTCAACGAGTTTCACCGCGCAAACTACGAGCGCCAGCGGGAAGCGTTCGCGCCGCCTCACCCGCTGATGGCGCTAGTGGCGTGCGTGCAAGAGGAGGTCGGCGAGCTGGCGGCGGCGGTGCTCGGCGTGACCGGCGAGAAGAAGCGCAAGGCGCACCTGACGAACGACGACGTGCTCGACGCGGTCGCGGACGCCATGACGTACCTGTCCCTCGTGGCCAGCAACGTTGGGTGCATGGACCTGGAGACCCTGCTCGGTAAGACCTTCAACATGGTGAGCGAGCGGGCCGGATCGAAAATCACCGTTCGCGTCGGGTAGGACCCCATGGAGACGAAGGTGTGCGAGAAGTGGTGCGGGGAAATCCGAACCCATGCCAAGCACGGCTGGATGTGCGGACGTGGCCTGAAATGTTTTCAGACAGAGGAAGGTGTGCTGCCATGTCTTTGCCAAAGCGGATGCGTTCGGAATCCAAATGGCTCCCTGCACCCAGCCAAGGCGGACGGGGAGCTGACGCGTGCGAAATTCTTGCAGGCGTGCGAGGACATCGCTGCCGGGCGCAAGGTGGAATGCCGTTACGTGGCCACTGGCGGGACGTGGGTCGACATGAATGACTTCGACGCCTTTTCGCCGAAGGACATCTCTCGCGGCGCCTGGGACTTCCGCCTCAAGCCCGAACCCGCTCCCGCTCCAGTCTCACGGGCGAGGGAGCTGGCAGGCGAGGTGGGGCTGCGGCCAGAGGGCGTCTATCCGGCTCATGAAGTGCGTGAGTTCATCGTGTGCCACGGGGAACGCCTTGTACGGGAAGTACTGGAGCGGGTGAAGTGGAAGTTCTACTCGAACGTGCAGTACACCGGCGAGGAGATACTGACGGGGCTCAAGGCGGCCGAGCGCGAGTACCTCGGGGAGGGACGCAATGGCTGAAGCCAGGATTACGTTTGAGCGGCAGCCGAACGGGACCTATCGAGCCTGGACCAGCACCGACGGATTCCAATCGGTCAACTGGGACCCCAGACGCGGTCGGCAGGCAGTTCTGGCGGCTACGTGGTCGTACGGCTCCGGCGAGGTTTTCCGGCGCGAGGCCACAGAAATGATCCGCAGCTTCGGGCGCGCGTGCCGGTCCTGTAGCTACCTGGAGCTGGAGCACAACATCGACGGAGAGGAGAAGGCGCCATGCCGGATGTTCGTATGATCTCCTCCCGTGACTTCGTTCAGGGGCTCATTGGTGCGCTGGAGGCGTGCGGCTTCGACGACGAGTATGGCGGCCGTAGGTGCTGCCCCGCCTGTCTCCGCTGGGTCGAATACTGCGACGCGGAGCCGAACTGGAGCGAGGAGGGGGATTGCCGCGGGGCCATCGCTCGCCGTGCCCTGGCCGCAGCGGGGAACCGAGAGGGGCTGGCCGAATCCCATGAGGCGGTCGAGGCGCTCGACGACGCGCTGGAGAACGAGTTGCCCGAACTGTCGCTTGGCGCCCGAAGCAGGATAATCGACGAAGCGCTACAGGGCTTGGAGGGCCTGCTCTTCGGCACCCCTGTGTCTACGGCCGAGAGGAAGGACGTGAACCGTGGGTGAACCTTGGCCGCTCAAATGTACCGCCTACGTCGATCGATTCGCGCGACAGGTTCTGTGCTCAGCCTCGACGGACATGGCGCGAGCTGAATCAGAGGGATGGATGACGTGGATGACGACCCCCGCGACGAAGCGACCGGGAGAGGTTCTATGCCCGGTTCATCGTCCAGCGGGCACCCCTGCGTCTACTACTGAGAGGAAGGAGGGATGAGATGGGCGACGACGAGAAGAAGCGAGCGCTGGCGCTGGGAAAACGATTCATGGACGCGTGGATGCTCTTGAGCGTTCACGGCCTTCTGTCCGATTCGGAAACTCGGGCCGCGAACAAGCGGATAGCAAAATGGGCCGCGAAGCATGGCCTGGAAATCGTACGTGACCCGCTTACCCGTGCGAGGGCAGCATGACCACCACCAGGACGCCAGGAGCGCTGGCCCCTTGTCCGTTTTGCGGGTCCGAGGTGCGGGCGTTGGTCCACGACTTCAACACCGCCTACGTCGAGTGCGCGAACTGCCTCGCCCGCGGCGGATCGCATTCGGTCGGACCTCACGCGGTAAAAAAGTGGAACCGCCGCACTCCCAGCCCAGGAGCCGGAGACGACGAGACGTACCCCTGTGCCGACTGCGGCAAACCGCGTACGAAGGCCGAGGGCGGAACCGTGTTCACCGTCTGCGATGCGTGCTGGGAGAGGCACTACGGGAAGCCGCGGGGAGCCGGGGACGGGGCAGGGATGGGGACGAGGGAGCCGCTGGAACTCGCCGAACAGCTCTACGAGGAAATGGTGCGCGACCACAGCGGGCTATTGAGGGTTCGTCGGTTGACAGACGCAATCATCGCCCGGGACGCCGCCTGGACCGCATCCCTCGAAGCCGACCGCGCCGCTCACACCGCCGAGTTGGAGCGGGTACGAGCGGAGACCGCTGCAAGCTGGGCCGGGGCGGTCAACGAAACCCTGGCGTTCTTCGAGAAGGTGCAGGGCGACTTGAGCGGGCTCGTCGCCGCATTCGATGCCTACTGGCATCAGGTGAACGGCGCCGGCCCACCGTCGCTCGCCGTCTACAACCAGATGGTCGACGCGACCGGAAAAGCCAAGGCCGGTCTTGCTGGCGCCGATGCCTTCCTGGCCCGCATCCGCTCCCTCGCCACTCACCCCCCAGTACAGCCGAAGGAGGGCCGCTGACATGGAGACGAGCGATGACGACTTGGCAACCGAGGACACGCGCGTGCTGGCCGGTGCGCTGCGAATGGCCCGCGCCCAAGTCGCCTCCCTAACCCAGCGCCTCGGAGAGGTAGAGTCCGACGTCCTGCGCCTCCAGGGAGAGCTTGCGGAGGCGAGGGGACTGCTGCACGACGTGGCAGTCCGATACGGCGGCGAGCACGTCGACCGGGAAGCCGCAGAGTCCGCCCTCGTCGCGGCGCGGGGGCTATTGGAGGCCGATGACCTCGGCGGCGGGTGCATGACCAGTAGGTCAAGGGCCTGCTGGCATCCCGATGCTCCGTGCTGGAGGCACCGCGTACGTGCCTTCCTGGACCTACGCCCCGAAGAGAAGGAGACCGACCGATGAACGCTGACACCGTGCCAAACTCCCCGCTTGCCCAAGCCATCCTGAATGCCCTCGTCGACAGCCGGGCGGGACAGAACTACTACGACGACACGCGGTTGATTCTGGGCGTGCTGGAGAAGCAACACGACTTACGCTGGGCGGCCCGCGAGACCCTGCTTGGCCGGGTCGTAGAGTGGTCCGTCGACGGCGGCCCATGGGAGCTGTTCATCACCGGAAGCTCTCCCGAGGGTCTGACCGTCGGGATGTCGCTGGCTCGGCTGGCGGCGTTCCTGGACCCGGCTCGCGTGAGGTTCCGGCTCGCCACGGAGACCCGATGAAGCCCGTAACGCATGATCAGGCCAAGCTCGCCGTCCTGATGACGACTTCGAACGACGCCGAAGACAGGCGCGTGGCTCGGCTCGACCTCGACGCCTACATCTCCCAGCAAGAAGCCCTGGCCTCGCGCCCTACGGGGAGCGCTGGCCTGTTCACGACGGCCACAGGCCCAGCGTGTGAGCGGTGCGGGTCGCCGGTGCTGGGTGACGGGTCGTACGGGAACTGCCGCCAGCCCCCGGAGAGCTCCACCCGGGGGTGCGGCGGTACCAAGGTGCGTGGCGGGAAGGCCGGCGGACCCCGGTGCTTCGGCTGCCCCGATTGCCAGCCCCGCCCCACCCGGGAGTGCGAGACGTGCGGGGGGGCGAAGGTCGTGCGGTCGTTCCATCATGCGGCGATTGCCTGCCCCGACTGCACCCCGAGGGAGCCGATCCGATGAGGGTCGCGGTCGTAGGAAGCAGGGGGTTCGCCGACATGGAGATGGTGCGCAGGTACGTCCGGGCGCTGGACTTCGGCACGGTCCTGGTTTCTGGCGGTGCCCGCGGCGTCGACCGGATCGCCGAGACTGAGGCGCGGAAGCAGGGCATCGCTGTCGAGGTTTACCCGGCCGACTGGTCAGGTCTCGGCAAGTCAGCCGGATTCCGTCGGAACGTGACCATCGTGGAGAAGGCGGATGCAATCGCGGCGTTCTGGGACGGCAGGTCCCGTGGAACGAAGCACACGATCGACTTGGCGAAGAAAGCCGGGAAGACATGCGCCGTGTTTATGGCGCCTGAGCAGCTCCCCAGGGGGGATCCGTAGAGGTTAGAATCTCCCCCATGCCCTCCCCCATCGGCATCCGCGTCCCCGTCCTCGGCTCCTGCTGCTCCAAGTGCGAGTACCAGGCTCCGGCCCCCAATGGCGACCGCTGCCAGAACCCCGACTACATCCGGTCCAGCTACCGCTGGAAGAAGGCTGGGGACGATCGCTTCGTCGACGGCAAGACCGGGCAGGTCATCGCCAACCCGGATGCGTTCTGCTGCAATTACTTCGACTGGGCGGCGCCCTGATCGCCCTCGTCACCAGCTCGGCGTAGTATCCCCCGAGGAGGATCCACATGGGCATGCAGCAATGGGAGAAGGTCTCGATCCACTGGTGCTGTACCCAGCGCTTGGCCGTCGGAATCGTTTGCATGACCGCGGCGTCCAGGGCGCTGTTCAACCGCGACGAGAACGGCAGGATCATCGGCGGAGCTGGATGCTGCGAGGCTTGCTGGATGGACGGGCGCCGCGACCCGCTGCCCGAACAGGCGAGGCGCGGCATCGTTGCCACGCTTCCCCCGCCGAAGGCCGCTATGACCAAGGGGGACCGCGTCGGCTCTTGCTCCCGCGACCACCGCCCCGACTCGGAGGCCGGCTGCCGCCTGGGCTGCGCCTGCACCATCCACAAGGCCGCCCGCCCGGCCCCGTACGTCCCGAGCATCGACGACTGGGACTTGCTCCCGGACGCCGGGCGCTGACCGCGCCCCGGGCCATCCATTGACGGTCCCCCGACCGTCGCGTTACCCTTGGAGCCGTGAAGTCGCGTAAGGTCGCGCCGGCCAAGGTCCCCCACGGCACACCCCGCAGTCAGGCTCAGATCCTCCGGCTGGTTGACGCCCTGGAGGACGCGATGCTGCTGAACATCCCCCGGGCCCGGTACGGGAAGGTCCTGGCCATCGCGGCGTTGCCGCCGGGAGCCGGAGCCGACGCCCAAGCCGAGGCCGAGCCGCTCCCCGACCGAACCGTTGACGACTATGTCGCTCGGGTGACCCAGCGCTGGAAGGACGACCCCCTACCCGGGCGCCGCGTGGCCCGCCAGCGGGCGATCCGGCGGCACTACAAGCGGCTGCCGGTCCTGGTGTCCAAGGGCCTCTACGGCGAGGTGGACAAGCTGGAGCGCCACCTGTCGCGCCTGGAGGGGACGGAGGCCGCCAAGGTCGTGCACATCGCCGGCGAGGGCGGCGGCCCCATCCAGACCGAGTCGACGGCCACTGCGGTGGTCCTGACATCCGGGGAGCGCCGCGCGCGCGCCGCGCAGCTCCTGGAGGCCGCCCGCGCCCGAGTGGCGGCTCAGGTCGCCGAGGCCGCAGCGAGCGACGAGGAGTAGCGTGCTCGATGGCCTGACCCCAGAGGTCTGGGAGGCGATGACCGAGGACGAGCGGGATGCGTTCTCGGGGGACGTGGAGGCGATCGCCGGCGGGGAGGGGCTGGCGGAGTTCATGACGCGGATGGCGCCGCACCGGCCGCCGCCGCCCCACCTCCGGCCGCTGATCAACGCCTTCGAGCGCGCGCGGGTCGAGCGCGACGTGATGGTCGGGGTCTCGATGCCCCCCGGGCACGCCAAGAGCTACCTCGTCATGCACGCCATCGCCTGGTGGCTCTCGAAGTTCCCCGGCGATCTGTGCGCGTACAACAGCTACAACGCCGACCAGGCCCTCGGAAAGAGCGCCCAGACCCGCATCCTGACCGAGATGGCGGGCGTCGAGCTATCGGAGGAGTCGAACGCCAAGCGGGAGTGGCGCACCACCCAGAACGGCGGCCTCGTCGCCGGCGGCATGGAGTCGCTGACCGGCAAGCGCATCCAGGGCCCACTGGTGATCGACGACCCCTACGCCGGGCCCGAGGACGCCAACAGCCGCGCCTACCGGGAGAAGGTGTTCGACGCCATCCAGGCCGTCGCGCTGACCCGCCTTGAGGGCGGCGCGCCGATCTTCCTGATCCAGACCCGCTGGCACCCCGACGACGCGATCGGGCGCCTGAAGCGGATGCAGAAGAAGGGGGACATCTCGGGCTGGCAGTTCATCAACCTGCCCGCGCTCGACGCGGATGGGAACGCGCTCTGGCCGGAGATGTACCCCGCCGAGTGGCTCAAGAAGAAGCAGCGCACGATCGGCGAGTTCAACTTCTCCGCCCTCTTCCAGGGTGAGCCGCGCGTTAAGGGGACGCGGTTGTTCGGAGCGCCGCACTACTACGACCCCAAGACGGTCAACTTCAACGACTGCCAGATTGGGATCGGCGCGGACCCGGCGGCCAGCGACTCGGAGACGGCGTGCTACTCGGCCGCGGTCTCGGGGCGCTTCCGTGGCGTCATCGAGGACGAGCGGATCCTCTACCTGACGGACGTCTACCACGAGCAGGTCACCGTCCCGCAGTTCTGCGACGACCTCCGCGGCTTCCAGGAGCGCAACGACGGCGCGATGGCGGCGGTGGAGGGGCCGGGCCCGGGGCGCGCGGTCATGGACACCATCTGGCGGGTCGACCCCCACGCCCGGATCGTCGCCAGCCCCGCCAAGGGCGACAAGTTCCAGCGCGCGCAGGGCGTCGCCGCCGCCTGGAACCAGGGGCGCGTGCTCGTGCCGCTCGGCAACCCCCCCTGGCTGGAGCCGTTCCTCTACGAGCTGGAGACCTGGACCGGCGTCAACGACCCATTCTCGGATCAGGTCGACGCGCTGGCCCACCTGTGGAACAACGGGCCGGAGATCTCGATCTTCGACGTCGCCTGAGCGGCGTAATCTAGGGTCATCCCGTGAGCGCTGACAAACCGACAACCGAAGCGCGGCAAGCCCACGCCTGGATCTGGCAGCGGGACGCCGGTGGCAACTGGACGCTAGTCGACATCGAGTACACCTACCTGGCATTCGTCTCCGCGATGAAGATGCGGAGCGCAAAGACCGGGGAGCCGGTGGACGTTCCGTCGGCGGGGACGCGGACCCTCATCGCCGCCGCTCCCGAGATGGAGGCGCTGCTGCGACACGTGGCCGCCGAGGTGCTCCCCGGTGAATACATCGGAGCCGCAGCACCTCGCGGGGTCGCGGAAGCTGCGCAAGAACTGATCTCCCATCTGGACGAGGCTCGCCATGGCTGAGCGGATGCGAAGGCATCTGCCCGATTGCCCAGGGTGCGGCGAGGAGCTTCTCCTGCGCGGATGGACGAAATGTGGCGATGCCGAATGTCCGGCTACCCGGATGACCGCAGCGCAGACAAAGCGCTTCGTTCGCTTCCGGACCGTCGGCGACGCCGTGCTGTCTGCGCTCGGCGGGATAGGGGTGATTGATGGTTCTGTGGATCGGCTAGGCAAAAGCGAAGCATGGCGCGACCGCATGAAACTCCGGCGTCTTCAGGCAGACGTCGGGGAGATGGTCATCGCCGCCGCCGCCAAGTAGCCGTCCGCCTTGTGCGCGCCCCGCGCCCCGTCTACCATCGGGGCCATGGCGAAGCAGGCAGCGTCCCGGGTCTCCCGCGCGATGGTCCGGAGGACGCCGATCGGGGACGCCGCCTCGCCGCGCTTCCAGGCGGCCGCCCGCGCCCAGGCGGCGCAGTACCTGCCCCCGGAGACCCTGGCGCGCGCGCGGCGGGCCCTGATTGCGAACGACGCCGAGGCGCGGCGCTCCTCGGTCCCCTACCAGGGCGATAGCCTGAAGAACTTCGTGGCGGCCCTGGGGACGCGCCAGGACAAGCGCTCCCACTCGTTCTACGCCTTCCCGCTGACCCTCACCCGGGTCGAGCTGGAGAACATGTTTCGATCGTCCTGGCTGGCCAAGCGGATCGTCCGCACGCCCGCCGACGACATGACCCGCGCCTGGGTCGAGCGGAAGTGGGACGGCTGGGACGAGCCCGGCAACCAGCTCCTGGCGCAGCTCAAGGTCGCCGAGAAGAAATTCAACGTCCGCGGGAAGGTGCTCGACGCCCTGACCTGGGGACGGCTCTACGGCGGCGCGGGGATCGTCCTCGACATCAAGGGCCAGGAGGACTGGAGCCAACCGCTCGACATCGCGACGATCCAGAAGGGGCAGCTCCGCAACCTGCACGTCCTCGACCGCTGGCGCCTCGCCGCAACCGGTGAGCTGGACGAGGACCGGCGCACCACGAACTACGGCAGGCCGAAGTACTACACGGTCTCGGGATCGGCCGGCGCCACCACGAGCCAGTACCTCGTCCACTGGACGCGCGTCCTCAAGTTCGAGGGCGAGCCGCTCCCCTGGTTCCTCTGGATCCAGAACGCCTTCTGGGACGACTCCGTCCTCCAGCACGTCGCCGAGGTGATCCGCGACTACGATGCGACGATGGCCGGGATCGCCTCCCTGGTCTACGAGGCGTCGGTCGACATCATCACCAGCCCCGGCCTCGCCCAGGCGCTCACTCCTGGCGGCACCCTGTCCCAGCAGGTCGTCGATCGCTACGCCGCGCTCGGAGTCCTCAAGTCGATCAACCACATGATGGTGCTCGACGGCGGGAAGGCGAACGGCCCCAAGGACCAGGCGCACGAGACCTGGCAGCAGAAGACCACCACCTTCGCCGGCCTCAAGGACGTCGCCGAGAAGTTCATGATCAACGTCTGCGGCGCCGCCGACGTCCCCATGACCCGCCTGTTCGGGCAGAGCCCCGCTGGCCTCACCGCCACCGGTGAGTCTGACATCCGCAACTACTACGACCGCCTCGACTCGGACCGCGAGCGCACCATGCGCCATCCGATCGAGACCCTCGACGAGGTCTTGCTTCGGCACCTCTCCGGGTCGATGCCGACCGGGTACGAGCTGGACTTCCCGCCCCTCTGGCAGGTCACCGACAAGGAGCGCGCCGAGATCCAGAAGCTCAACGCCGAGCGGGACCAGATCTACCTCGTCCAGGGCGCCGTCTTGGAGCACATCATCGCCGAGGAGCTTCGGGCGAACGGCGTCTACAAGTCGATGTCCGAGAAGGACGTCCAGCTCATCGAGCGCATGGCCGCCATGGCGATCGCGCAGCAACCCGTCGGCAAGCCCGGCCAGCCCGCCGAGAAGAAGGCTCCCACCGCCGGCGCGCCGGTCGAACCCGCCGCCGGCGGCCCGGTCGGCGGCCACGCCAGCGACGCCACGGGGAAGGACTACGTCCGCAAGGAGGGCGGGAAGTTCGTCGTCTACGCCGAGAGCGGCCGTAAGATGGGGACCTATTCCAGCCGCGCCGAGGCGAACGAGCGCCTCCGCCAGATCGAAGCGGCCAAGGCCGCGAAGGGGGTGACCTGATGGCCGTCAAGATCCTGCGCGATGAGACCCGCGACCGGGACGTCACCCGGAAGGCGCTGGCGGTGGCCAAGGAACTCGGCCTGGACGCGATGCCGGTGGACGAGTTCGACAGCGTCACCCCGGCCGAGTGGAAGGCGCTCGTCAAGCTGCCGGCGATGCGGCGGTTCATCGGGACGCTGGCCGAGGGCCTCGTGACCGCCATGGAGGCCGAGGAGGTCGCCCTGGTGAAGTACCGGAACATGCGCGGCGCGCGCCCGGAGACGATGAACGCCATCGCCAAGGACAAGGCGGTCGGGCAGATCAAGGCGGAGATCTACGGCGCCCTCCTCCGCGGGATCGCCTACCAGGCCGCGCGCGAGACGTGATCCATCTCGGGCACTTCGTCGCCCAGCACCCGCACGGGGAGCGCCTCCGCGTCCGGCGCGCGCGGCGCCTCGGGGCCATCCGCCCAAGCATCGCCATCGCCACCCGCTACGCCGGGGCGCTCATCCACGAGATCGTCGGCCCCCTGCGCGCCGCGGGGCTGGAGGCCGTCCGCAACCTCCGCCCGCACTGGCCCGCCGCCCACGACGCCCGCCCACCGTCCATCAGGCACGAGGTCGGACGCCTGCGCGGGAAGGTGACGCCCGAGGTGCACGAGAAGGCCCCGCGCATCGCCAGCCGGACGGTCGTCGCCCAGGCCCAGGAGACCGACAACAAGCTGGCCGGGCGGATCCGGATGTCCCTCGGGGTCGAGCTTCGCACCGCGTTCCTGCTCGACAAATCGGCGATCCATTCGGAGATGCGGGACGCGCTCGCCGACAACATCCAGCTCATCACCTCGATCTCGGATGACTACTTCGACGAGTTGGAGACGGTCCTGGGCGACAACTGGGAGAACGTCGGCGACTGGCACGAGGCGGTCGCGGCGGTGGAGCACCTTGGCGACGTCACCGAGAGCCGCGCCGAGCTGATCGCCCGCGACCAGACGATGAAGATGAACTCGCGCTTCAACCAGGCCCGGCAGCAGAGCCTGGGCGTGACGCGCTACGAGTGGCAGACCGTCGGAGACGACCGCGTGCGGGAGGCCCACCAGGACCTGGACGGCACGGTGCACGACTGGGACGACCCGCCCACCGACGCCGACGGTAACACCGGGCCGCCGGGCGACTGCGGGATCAACTGCCGCTGCGCGGCCGATCCGATCCTGGACCTAGACCCGGAGGAAGACGCGGGCGAGGGCGCAGGCGGCGACGATGAGGACGATCTCGCCGACGACGAGAACGAGTAGGGCGCGCCCGCTCATTCTCCAGCCTTCTTCGCGGGACCGTAGCTCGTCAGGATCGCCTCTACGACGCGGTCGCCGAACTCCAGGACGCGCGCCCGGCTGAGCGCCTTGAGAAGTTCGGCGTCGCTCTGATCTTCGCCGACACGCGCAACGCGCCGTGAGGCCAGCTGTTCGACGATCCAGCTCAGCAGACGCCGGGTCTGCGGCATGCGTCGCCACTCGTCCCAGGACTTCGGTTCCATGGGAGGCTGCTCGTCGGGGCCCATGTAGAGCAATGCCGCGACCTCGCCAGCCCCCGCGAGATCCTTCTTCGCGAGGGCGATGATCTCCTGGTCGGTCACTCGGCCTCGACCGGAGCCGGGAACGAGATCCCCGACTTCGTGAGCGCGGCGCAGATCCGCGAGTAGACTGACCCGCGCACCGGCTGGCCCGCGAGGACCTTCCGGACCGTTGCTGGATCGGCCGGGACCTCGCCGGCGATGCGGAGGATGACGTGGTTCGGGACCTTCTTGGCGGTGGCAGGCTCGCTCATGGGGAAAACGGTACCAGGGACCGAACCCGAAGACAATCGCGTGGCGGCCCGCTGACGGTCGGCGGACCCTCCTGAGAATCGACGCGCGCGGCGCGGCGCGGCCTTGTGGGCGGATCTCAGATCCCCGCACAGTCGGGACCGGAGCAGATGCAGCGGTGCAAGGTTCGCGACTTCTACGACCTTCCGGCGTCCAGGGAGATCCTCCCTGGCACGGGGTTCCTGCGAGCGCCGGCCAAGATCAACCGAACCGGGATCCAGATCTACTCGTGCCGGGAACTGGGGCTCGACGGCGGGGACAAGCCGATGCGGCTCTGGCGCCCGCCCGAGGAGGTAGCCAAGGCCGTCAAGACCTTCGAGTCGGTGACGGTGACGAACGAGCACCCGCCGAACGGCGTGGATGCCGTGAATTGGCACCTCCTGGCGAAGGGGGACGTTCGCGACTGCGCGATGGCGGGCGAGTTCACGGAGGCCGTCATCATCGTCCGGGACCAGGACCAGATCGACCTGGTGAAGGACGGCAAGGCGGAGCTGTCCTGCGGGTACGAGTTCAACCTGGACATGACGTCCGGGACCACGCCCGCGGGCGAGCAGTACGACGCCGTCCAGCGGGACATCGAGGGGAATCACGTCGCGATTGTGGATCGCGGGCGCGCCGGTTCGCGCGTTCGGATCGCTGACCGAAAGGGAGAACAGACCATGCTCATTCGTCTCAAGGCTTCGGACACCGCCATCGGCAAGATCACCGTCTCCGGCATGGACCAGGAGATCGAGATCGCCGACGCCCCCACCGCGCGCAAGGTCCAGGACGCCTTCGATCTGCACAAGCACGGGATCGAGGCGGCCAAAGACGCCTACGATAAGCTGGCGAAGGACCACGACGCCCTCAAGAAGTCGTTCGACGAGTACAAGTCCGGCATGGAGGAGGCCGCGGACGACGACGACATGGAGGACGTGGCCGACCCCGAGCACGGCGAGACCGCCGAGATGGAAGCCGCCGAGGAGGAGGAGGGCGGCGCCAAGAAGGCCAAGGACGGCCACAAGGTCGGCTACACCAAGGACGGCAAGCCGACCTGGAAGTACCGGCTCCGCCGCGCCCTCGACGCCGCCAAGAAGTGGCGCGCCAAGGCCGAGGACACCTCGGCCCACGAGAAGCTCGCCGAGGAGCGCGCCGCCGTCCTGGAGGCCGCCAAGGTCTTCGCGGGCGACGAGTTCGACGCCAAGGGGAAGTCGGTCCACGACATCCGCCTGGCGGCCATCGGCGCCGCCGCAAAGGACGAGGCGCTGGCCGACATCGTCACCGAGCAGCTCGACGGCGTGAAGGTCGAGAAGCTCTCCGCCAAGGACGCGGCCCGGATCCTCCGGACCCTCGTCAAGCTGGGGGGGCGCACGGTATCGGCCGGCGACGACGGCGGCGACAAGCGCATCTCGCGCGCCCTGCTCGGCGACGCCATCGGGGCGGCGGGCGGCGGCGGCAACGGCGGCGGCACCTTCGGGCGCGATCTGTTCCTCCAGCGCAACGCGCAGGACTCGCGGACGGTCGGCCGCCCGGTCGAGGGCAAGAACTAGCCGGCTCGGCCGGGAAACGAACCCAGGAAGGAAACGAGGAGAACACCATGTCCCAGGCAACTCTCTCCACCACCGGCGGCGCGCTCCTGAGCGCGGGGATCGCGGGCCAGGTCGCTGACCTGGAGACCGCGCAGATCATCTCGCGCATCAACCTGTCCGCCACCGCCATCGACTTCGGCGTGGCCGTCTTCTGGGCCATCGGGGATGACCCGGAGCAGTGCCGCCCGCAGCACGCGAGCACGGACCTGTTCACGGGGATCTCGGTCCGCCTCCCGACGATGACCTCGTCGAGCGACGCCGACACCCTGTCGACCGTCAACTTCGCCCAGTACAAGTCGGTTCCGATCTGCATCGACGGGACGGTCTTCGCCCTTGCGGCGGAGACCGTGAAGGCCCGGCAGCAGTGCTACGGCCTCCAGTCGGGCGGCGCCGGCAACGGATCCGCGGGCGCGCTCGGCTCCATCGAGGGCGGCGCCACCTCGGCCACGCGGCTCGCGCTTACGGGCACGGGTTGGGTCGACAACGTCACCACCGGCACCGTTGGCCGGATGCGGATCAAGTACGTCGGCGACGTGACCACCTCGACCTAGTCGAGCGGCGCCAACCCGGACACGAACAAGGAGAACACGATGAACGCTCGGAAAATCCAGGTCGCCGACTCGGTGAGCGGGCTCCCCCGCGAGGCAGAGATCGGAAGCTGCGGCGCCAAGTGGCGCGGTCGCGACTCGAACGGCAACGGACTCGGCTACGAGTGCGGGCATGTCCACATCGATCCCGACCGCTACCTCCAGATCCATGACGAGTGGTCGGCGATCTCGGACGGCATCGGGATCAATGCGGGCAAGGGCCGGGAGATGACCCGGAACAACCGTTTCGGCGCGAAGGATGCGCAGGAGGCGCTGGTGTTCCTCATCTCGCAGCTGGCCTACACCGAGGCGGGTCTGTATGAGCGCTACTACCAGCCGATGCAGAACAAGGACTTCGTCCCGCAGGAATACTCGGCGGGCGAGGCGGCCGAGGTCATCCGCTGGGAGATCTACGACCGGGTGGGCAAGGCGAAGCGCGTCAACAGCGCCGGGGACGACATCCCGACGGCGGACGCTTTCTACGCCGACGGCACCCAGAACGTGTACACGGGCGGCATCGGCTACGAATACACGACGATCGAGCTGCTTCAGGCAGCGTTCCTGCGCCGGCCGATCTCGGAGCGCCGCATGGCGGCCGCGATCGAGGCGTACGAGCGGCACCTCTCGGAGGTCGGCCTGCTCGGGGAGACCGTCGGGAACCTGACCGGGTTCCTGAACAACGCCAACGTCACGCACGCGGCCAGCCCCTCGGGCCTGGCGTGGTCGGCGACGTCTGGCATCACCCCGATCCAGCTGCTGGGCGACTTCAACTTCGGGCTCTACCAGGTGTACGCGAACAGCTCGTTCACCACGATCCCCGACACCGTCGCCCTGCCTCCGGCCGCCTGGAACTACGCGCTGTCGACTCCCGCCGCCGGCACCACGGGCTCTTTCTTCATCTCGCTGCTGGAGTTCCTCAAGAAGAACAACTTCGCGCAGGCACTCGGCGTCAACGTCGACATCCGCCCCTGCTTCGACGCGGCCTCAGCTGGCGTCGCGGGGAACAACAGCCGCACGGTCTACTACCGGAAGACGGACCAGGATCTGGTGCAGCACACCCCGATGCCGCTGCGCTTCCTGGCTCCCCAGCTGGTGAACCTGAAGGTCAAGATCCCAGGTCAGTACCGCTACGCAGGCGTCATCGTCCGCCGCACTCCGTCGTTCTATTACCAGGACGGCAACTAGGCGCGGCGACTCGCCTGTGACACCATGGCGGGGCCGGCGATGGATGCCGGCCCCGACCAAGGAGCCAGGACATGAAGACCCACGTCATCCACAACTACGCGGAGCACGACTTCCACCTCCCCATCGTTCCGAACCTCGAAAAGAAGTTGGGCGAGAAAGAGGAGGAGCATGCCGCGCGCATTCGCAGCATGCTTGAACAGCGCCCCGGAGAATCTCGGGACCAGTACACGGAGCGGATGGAGAAGCAGTCCATCCTGTTCCCGAAGTTCCTCCAGCCCCGCGGCGAGCCTGGCGACAAGGGCTACCAGAAGGGCGGCCCCACCGAGACGATCATCACCGACGAGCAGCTCCAGATCATGAAGAACCACCGCATCGCCTCGAAGTGGTTTGGGCGCGACATCAAGGCCGGGCAGGGCCTGGAGATCGCTCGCACCATCGACGACGACAAGCAGAAGGGGAAGGCGGCCTGAACATGCCCAAGATCAAGAACACGACCACCCACATCATCGACATCCCGGGCGTCCTCGGGAACAACCCTCTCACCGGGCAGCGCCTGGGCGACGATTTCAAGATCGGGCCCGGCGCCGTCCGCGAGGCGACGGCCGAAGAGGTCGCCGGCATGAAGGCCAAGCCGGTCGTCGCGAACTACTTCGCGGCTGGGCACCTCGTCGTTGTCTCGGACGAAGAGGAGTCGGCGTAGGCCGATTTCCAGGGGAGCGATCGCCGTGGCCACGATGCCGACGCCCGCGCAGATTCGAACCGCGTTCCCGCAGTTCGAGCCGCAGCCGGATTCCGTCATCGCCCCGGCGATCGCGCTCGCCGCGCCCGAGTTCATCGACGGGTCGCGCTACGGCGACTACCTGGCGAACGCGCAGGGCTACTGCGTGGCGTTCTACATCGTCGAGAACAACCCCGATCGGGGCCTCGACCGCGGGACGAATGACTGGGTGCACGAGAAGCGCGCTACCCTGGAGGTCGCGCGCGACCCGAAGCTCTTGGATGGCCAGGCGGCCGACCCGTTCATGCGGAACGGCTACGGCCAGATGTTCCGCTACCTCCAGAGCCTGGCGGGCCTGGGCGGTGTGGCGGCGGTGCTCTCGCCGGCGGTGGTCCTCCCGGACTGCGTGTGGAGCGGCTGATGCCCGGAGATCTGTCGCCCCTGCGAGACGCCCTGGGCCACGTCGGCTCGGGTGACCTCGCGACCGATCTGCGCGGCGCCATCGCCATCGAGGCGGAGCGCCAAGTGCTGGCCGAGTTCCGGCAGAGCCGCGACCCGTGGGGCGTGGCCTGGGCGCCGGTGGAGCGCTTCGGTCCCAAAGGCGGCCGCGGGAAGCCGCTGGACGACACGGGCCAACTGCGCGGCAGCCGGATCTCCCGGGCCTTCGGCGACGGCATCGAGGTCGGCTTCTCGGCGCCCTACGCCTGGTTCCAGCAGAAGGGGACCGGAACGCGCCTGGGCCCCGGGAAGGGCGGCATCCGCCCGCGCGCGATGCTCCCGATGGACGGCACCGACCTCGGCCTCTGGGCGCCGGCGTTCGAGAAGGTCACGGACCGGGTCGTGCGGCACCACCTTGGGGGCGCGTCGTGAGCATCGAGGCGTGCTTCACGAACATCAGGGAGGCGCTCTCGCTCGTCCTGAACGGGCTCGGGCAGCCGCAGGTCCGCCACGAGCTGGGCGAGCGCCACCTGGACCTCCTGGAGAAGTACATCGGGGAGGAGCAGGGGAAGCCGGCGATCATCTGGGTCCCGCGCGGCGCGAAATCGATCACGTACGAGGGCGACGGGATGCGCGATGTGACGCTGCTCAAGACGGCACCGTTCGCCTACGGTGCCCACGGCATCAAGAAGCCGCTCAAGTTCGCGGTGCGCGACGAGGAGATCGACGCCTACTTCTGGGCGAAGATCTTCGGCGACGTCGAGACGCTGGTCGGGCACTTCTGCGCCGCCGGGCGCGTCCAGCTCTCGGCGCACGGGTTCTACCCGCGCTCGACGCTCTGGTCGGTCAACGTCGACCGGCAGCCGAAGTCGGGGGCGCTCTGCCTCCTGAAGTTCACGGTCAAGATCCCGTTCACCTTCGAGCCGCAGCCTGTCGTGGCTCCCACGACGCAGGACGGGACCGGCACCTTCGTCCAGGAGATCACGCCATCATGAGCGACGCCGACATCAAGACCGACACCAAGCCCGCCGCGCCCGCGGTCGCGCCCAAGAAGGACCCGGCGCCCAAGATCCAGGCCGCCACCGAAGCGCCGAACGACGCCATCAAGGCGCTGCGCGCCCAGCGGTTCGTCACCGTCGAGCAGTGGGCGGAGGCGTACGGCTACACGCCGCAGTACGCGACGCCGCCATCGCCGGCCGACAAGCCCAAGAAGGTCATGCGGCGGGTCTACAACCCGCGCTTCGAGCACTTCGCGGCCGCGCGCGCGTTCCACAACTGGCCGGTCGGCAAGGAGTTGTCGGAGGGCGACTTCTTGACGGCGGTGGCCGACGCGACCGACCCGGCGCGCGGCAAGAACATCTTCCGGTAGGAGACCCAGACCATGGCGGACATCACTGTCACTGTTCTCGACGGCGGGCTCGGGCTGATCAACTCAGTCGGCCAGAACGCCATCGTCCACGCCGGCGTCTGCGCGGCCGGTACGGTCGGGACGATCTACGCCCTCGGGGACATCCCCACGGCAAGCTCCACCCTCGGCCCGGGGAACCTGACCGAGTGCGTGGCGGACACCATCGCCGTGGCGGGCAGCTGCTACGCCATCCCGGTCAACCAGTCGGTCGCCGGGACCATCGGCGCCACCACCCACGTCGGCACCGGCGCGGGGACCGTCACGGGGTCGCTCGGGCCGGCCTACCAGATCCTCGCCAAGGTCTCGACCGGCGGCGCGCTGGGCACCAGCCAGTGGGAGTTCTCAGTCAACGGCGGGGCCTACTCGGCGCCGGTCCTGTCGACGGTGACCACGTGGAGCTACCTCGTCCCGGGGACGATGACCACGCTGACCTTCGCCGCGCAGACCTACACGAGCGGCGACGTCTGGACGATCACCACCGCCGGCGGGATCACCGTCGTCGGGTCCGGCACGGCCGGCTGGGTGACGCAGGCCAGCTCGCCGATCGACGGCTACTCGGTCCTCGTCACCATCGGAGCCGCCGGCGGCCTCGGTGCGGGGACGTTCACCTACTCGCTGGATGGAGGGAACTCCAACAGCGCGGCCATCCAGATCCCCAGCGGAGGCGTCTACGTGATCCCGGCGACGGGCATCATCCTGACGTTCGCCTCGACCTTCGTGGCGGGGGACACCTACGCGATGGCGTGCGTGACGGCCGGCTTCGGGACCACCGACATCGGCAACACGATGAACACGCTGGCGGCGGGGAGCCAGATCTGGTTTGGCGTTCACGTCGCCGGGCAGGGGTCGACCAGCGCCGGCGCCGCCTCGATGACGGCCACGGTGGAGTCCTCGCTCGACTCGATGGCGACCGCGTTCCGCTACGCCATGGGCATCGTGGAGTGTACGCAGGCGGAGAACAGCGACACGACGGTCTTCGCGGCCTTCGCCTCGACGGTCGCCGCGCGCGTGATGGTTTGCTACTCCGACGTCCTGCACCTTTCGTCGCTGTTCCGCGGGCGTGAGATCCGCCGGAATCTGGGGGTGGCGATCGCCTCCCGCCTCGCGGCCACGCAGCCGTCGGAAGACCCGGGCTTCGTCGGATCCAGCCTCGGATCGCTGGCCAACGTCGTCGCGATCTACCGCAACGAGGCGACCCTGGCGCAGTCGGGATCGGCGAATCGGTTCACCTGCGCGACGACCCGTCCCACCAAGGCCGGGTACTACTGCGAGACCGGCAACACGATGGCCAACTATGGCAGCGACTTCACGCCGGTGACGAACCGCCGCGTGATGGACATCGCCTGCTCGGTGGGCGTCGGCGTCGCCGTCAACCAGCTGAACGCAGACCTGCTCACCAACCCCGCGAATGGGACGGTCGACGACCGCGAGGCGACCCGCCTGGAGGGCGTCATGAACCAGGCGCTCGCCGCCCGGCTCATCAACAAGGCGATCCCGGACGTCACGGCGGCATTCAGCCAGATCAACCGGACGAACAACATCCTGTCGACCGAGCAGCTCCTGTGGTCGATCCAGATCGTCCCCAAGGCGAAGGTCAAGACGATCGCGCTGACGCTCGGCTTCACGATCTGAGGAGGCTCCGACCATGTCCATGACGCCGTTCCTGAACTACCCCGACACCGACGGGATCCGGTACAGCCGGACCTCCGTCGAGGTCTCGGTCGTGGCCACCGGCCCCCAGGTCGCGGGGCAGACGACGCCGCCGGCGATCGCCGCGCCCCTGCGCATCCAGGGGTGGACCGGCCTCTCCTACACCCGGAAGCTGACGCCCGGGAAGGGCTGGAGCCACCGCTCCAAGCCGCAGACGCGGACCAACGGGAAGTTCGAGCCCTCGGCCGAGTTCTCGATGTACTTCGAGGACAGCCGGCTCTTGGAGATCTACCTGGCCAACGCCGGCAAGCCGTTCGGCAAGGGCGCGTTCCAGCAGACGTTCCAGCTGACGGCGACGATCTTCGAGCCGGCTCTTGGGACCACGCGCCTGGACATGATCGGCGCGCGCATCGAGCAGGACGGCGTGTCGATCGAGACGGGTTCCGACGAGGAACTGGAGACGAAGTACACGCTCAACGTCATGGACATCATGCTCGACTTCGTCTCGGTCGTGTACGAGAACACCCCGCAGGGCCAGGTCGGCGTCATCGTCACGGTCTAGGAGGCGCCCTTGACGGGCGGGCTGGCGCTGGCGCACTCTGGGCGGCATGACCAACGCCGCCGTTCCAGCCCAGGAAGAAGCCCCCAGCCTGCCCGCCTACTCTGTTCCGCCGCCGGGCGAGGACGTCATCAAGGAGATCAAGGCGATCGTCTCGCGGGGACGCGGGATCGACCCCGACGACCTCTGGTACTACGAGCACGAGAAGACGCACGACTGGGTCATTTACCGGCCCGCGTCGAAGCAGGAGATCTCCCAGTACCAGAAGCAGTACCGGGAGCAGGCGGACCGCGGCGCGCTCGGCAACACCGACATCGCCGAGGAGTTCCTGGTCAAGACCTGCGTCCTCTACCCCGAGTACCAGCCGCACATCGTCAAGCTCCTGACGAAGCGGGCTCTCATCGGCGCCATGATCGCCTCGGAGATCTGCAGGGTCACCGGGTACTCGACCGAGGCCATCCAAAAAAAACTCTAGCCGTCGCGGAGAAGGCGCGGCGCTATCCGGTCATCGCCGCGCGCGCCCTGCGCGCCCTGCTCCACGACCTGGAGGAAACCGTCCCGGACCCGGACGACCTGCGGGTGAGCGTGCCGGCGCGGGACGTGGGCGCGCAGATGGTGCTTGACCACTTCGCGGATCTTCGGATGCTCAAGGGCATGATCGCGCAGTTCCTGGGGGCCCGCGAGGTCAAGAAGTCCCCGAAGAAGGGACGGCGCCGTCGTGCCTGAATTGAAGTGGCGGATCCCGATCGACGTCCCGACGGGGCAGGTCAAGAGCGCGGCCGCCGAGGTCGGCAAGCTGGAGACGGGCCTCAAGCACGCCGAGGCCGCGGGCGCCAAGCACATGAGCCTCATGCAGCGGATGGGGCGCGTCCTCACGCTCAACGCCGCGGGGTTCCACCACATCTCGCTCGCCGCCGGCGAGGCGCGCGCCAAGACGGGCGAGTTCCTGGAGTTCATCGGCGCCGAGGCCGCGCTGGAGGTGCTCAAGAAGATCGGCGAGAAGCTATTCGAGATCGGCGAGGAGGCCGTCCGGACCGCCGCCAAGGCCGAGCGGATCAACCGCGTCATCAACATCGCCGCCGGCGGGAAGGAGATGGGCGAGGCCACCCGCAAGTGGATCGAGCAGTTCTCCAAGACCTCGGAGTTCACCGAGGAGATGAACGAGCGGGCCTACATCGACCTCAAGAAGGTGGGGATCGGCCAGCAGCAGGCCGGCCTGTTCATGAAGGCCGCCGCCGACGTCGCCGCGGTGAGTGCGGACAAGGACGAGGCGTATCAGACGGCGCTCGCCGCGTTCTCGCGAATCCAGATCATGGGGCGCGTGCAGGCGCGGTCCCTGATGCCGCTCGGGGTCGGCGTCAACGATCTGCGGACGATCGACCGCTACAAGCACATGAACGTCACGCAGCTCAACAGCGTGTTGGAGAAGGGATCCTTCAACCAGAACGATCTCTTCAAGCTGATCATGGCGCGCGCGCACGAGACGAAGCTGGGCCAGCGCTCCGCCGACAACGTCGACCTGCTCGGCACGAAGCTCCAGAAGCTCCAGGAGCTGCCCGAACGGTTCTTCAAGAAGCTGGCAGATACCAAGGCGGTCGGGACGCTCTCCAACGCGCTCGACGGGATCCTGACCAAGCTCGACCCGGAGAGCCCGACCGGCAAGCGCATCTTCGGCGCGCTGGAGGGGGCCTTCGAGAAGGTGTCCGACCTGGTCGGCGGGATCGACTTCGGATCGATCGCCGAGGACCTTTCCAAGGGGCTCGACCTGGTCGTCCCCGCTCTCAAGACCGTCTCGTCGATGGTCGGGGCGATCTGGGACACCTTTAAGGGGTGGGTGTCGGCCATCGAGCGGATCACGGAATTGATCCCGGGCGGCGCCATCAACGCCAAGTCGGTCCCGCTCTCAGCGCAGGAGAAGGCGCTGGACGTGAAGTACGCTCACCAGCGCGAGGTGCTCCGCCAGATGCGCGCGGCGAAGGCCGGCGGCGCGTCGACCGGGGACGCCGGGGTCAACAGCCTGAACGCGGCGTCGTTCGATGTCGGCAAGCAAGTCGGAGCCGGCATGACGGCGGGGATCAAGGCCTCCACCGCCGCCGCCGGCGACGCCGCCGTGGGGCTTGCGCGCCACGTGCATGGGTCGGCGAAGAAGGAACTGGGCGTCAAGAGCCCCTCCACCGTCTTCGAGGACATCGGCGAGATGTCGGCCGCCGGGTTCATCCGCGGCATGGACGGCGCCGCCGGCGGCATCGGCAACAGCATTGAGCGCGCCCTGCGCGTCCCGGCGGGCGCCGCGCCGGCGGGCGGCGGCAGCCGCACCGTTCAGCTCACGCTGGCCCCGGTGATCCACGTCTCTGGCGGCAAAGACGGCGCGGAGCAGGGAAAGCGCGCCGCCGACGCCTTCACGCGCTCGGTCGACCGCGCCACGCTGATCTCGCTCCTGGAGCAGGCGCTGAACGCGCAGGGAGGGTCGACCGGTGCCTAGGCAGCCATTCTGGGGGCTCAACGCCGCGGGGACGGTTCCGAACGAGGATCTCCTCTACTACCCCGACCCGTGGGACACGTTCTACATCAACAACGACCGCGTCCCAGGGAAGTGCGAGGTCCAGAACAAGGGCGTCGCGGCGCTGGAGGTGGAGGCCACCAAGGGGAAGAACTCTTCGGGGAAGCGGATCCGCATCCTCGGCTACGATCCCAAGGAGTTCGACGTCGTCGTTCGGATCGCCACACCCGAACAATGGGACGTGTTCTGCGACCTGGGAGACAAGTACTGGGCCGGCCCCGGCAAGGCCGCCAAGCCGCCGGCGGCGACGGTGCTGGTTCGCCACCCGGACCTGAACCGCCTGCGCGTCTATCAGGGCGTGATCATCGGGTGGCCGCTGGCCGAGACCAGCGACGTCGAGGGGGCGAAGAACTTCCGGATCCAGTTCCACGAGGAGGTCAAGCAGCGCCCGGTCAAGGCCCTCCAGGCGGCCGGCGCCCTGCCGCCCGAGGACTCGCGCCAGCCGGCGAGCGCTGCGCTCAACGCACCGCAGCCCGAGCCCAGCACGGTCGACTCCAACATGACTCTGGACGGGCCCAAGCTCTCTGCGGCCGCGGGCGGGGCGCAGTAGATGTCCCTGGTCACGGTCAACGGCCTGGCGGCCTACTCCGCGCGGCTGGTCAGTCCGCGTCAGGGCGTGTGGCAGCTCGATTGCCGCGTGGACGATCCTACCCAGATCGGCCCCGGACCGGTCACGGTCGTCTTTGGCGCGCGCACGATGACGGGCACCGTCGTCCGCGGCGGACAGTTCGTGGGGGTCAACCAACTCCAGATCCTGGCCGGCGCGGGCGGGATGGGGACTCTGGCCAGTCCCCAGGACTACACCGCGCCGAGCGTGGGTCAGGTTCTGGGCGACCTCCTGGGCGCCGCGGGGGAGAAGCTCTCGGGAACGGCCGACGCGGGGGTGCTCGGGGCGGACCTGCCGGCCTGGACGACGACCGCCAGGCCCGTGGGGGAGCTGATCTCTGAGGTGCTCGCCGCCGGCGCGCCTGGCGCCGCCTGGCGCGTCCTGGACGACGGGACGGTCTGGGTGGGGACGGATGCCTTCCCGGCCTCCAGCCTCCAGCCCGCGACGTACGAGGTCACGCACCGCTGGATCGAGAACAACGCGCTGGAGGTGGCCCTAGACGCCCCCGTGGCCCTCGTGGCGACGACCTTCGAGGGCGGGCAGGTAGACACCGTCCAGGATGACATCCCCCACGAGGGGCCCATGCGGACGCAGGTCTGGTTCTCCCGCCCCTCTCCGCGGGAAGACAGGCTGGTGGCGGCGTTCCGGGCGCTGGTCCGGGCCACACCCGCCGGGATCGACTACCGCTTCCTGTACCTGGCCAGCGTGGTCGCCCAGGCGGGCGGATCGGTGGATGGAAGCCCGGACGTCCCTGGCGTCCCGCAGGTCGCCTCCGTGCCGCTCCTGGCGCAGGCGGGGGACGCCGTGGACGGCGTGCAGGGAGGCAAGGTGGCGGTGGGCTGGGCGGGTGATCCCTCGCGGCGCTACGCGATGGGGTTCACGGGCGACGCCGTGCCGACCACTCGCGTCATCAAGGTCCTGTCGCAGCTCCTGCTGGGCGACGCCGTTGCGCCGCCAGCGGTGGTCGGGGCGCCCTATCGCGGGGCCGAGGACACGCTGTTTGCCGCCATCGGTGCCGCCGCGACCGCTGCGCTCGCTGTCCCGACCGTTGATCCTGGGGCGATCCAGTTCTTCACCACCCTGGCCAGCCTGATGGCAGGATGGGCATCAAGCAGCGCTGGAGCCAACCTCTTCCTTTCGACCAAGGTGAGAATCGCCCCGTGACCGCCGCCCTCGTCCCTCCTCCGTTCGACCCGTCGATCTACGGGACCGATCTGGACGTCGACAACAACGGTCCCGGACCCGTCTGGGGTCAGGCGACGGGACTGCGCAACCTCGGCAACGCGCACATCCGCCGGATCACAACCCCGCCGGGCGGCCTCTGGTACGACCCCAACTACGTCTCCTGCGACATCTTCGACCTGCTCAACCAGACGATCGTCGTCACCCGCGACCTGGCCGTCTGGGAGGCGAACATCGGGCACGCGATCGAGGACGACGAGCGGGTCTCCAGCTGCGCGGTCAAGCTCACCTACGATCCGACCTCCGGCGCCTGCACCATCAGGATCGAGGAGACGCTGGTCACCGGGCAGACCTTCTCGCTGGTGATGCTCGCCCAGAACGCCACCGTGGCGCTGTTCCAGATCGACGGCGTGAGCCTCCAGGCCGCGACCAGCGGCACGCCCGCCGCCCCCGGCGTCCAGCTTGTCGTCGGGCCGGCAGGTTCCGCTGGCCCCCAGGGCGAGAAGGGAAGCGCCGGCGCCAGCGGGACGCCGCAGTGGACGAGCCGTCTGGCTACCAGCGAGGGTTACGACGATACCGGGACGGAGAGTGTCGTCGACCAGTTCTGGATCGACTTCGACTCGCTCCCGGCGACGATCACCATCGAGTTGATCGCCGACTTCTACACTACCGGCGGCGCGACCGGGACATACCGCGTCCGCGTCGGCGGGACGAAGGGGAACGCGGACGGATCGGTGGTCGGATCTCCCGTGACAACGGCGAGCGGGACGCCAACGCGCCTGTCGCTCGCGGCGACGATCTCCAACCCGACGGGGACGAAGTACCTCACGGTGACGGCCCAGACCGGGACGGCACCCGAGAAGGCCGTGATCTCGGACGACAGGGCGCTTACCATCCGGTGAGGACGTGGGAAACAGCCCCTACAGTTTCGCCGATCTGTCGACGCCCGAGACCCAAGCGACGATCCGCGCGCGCCTCGTCACCGCGCTGACGGCCGATGGCCTGCCGGCGTCCTCGTGGGTGCCGTCGAGCGCGGGCGGCTCGGAGAACCTGCGCCTCGACATGGTCTCGGGCGCGCTCGCCCAACTTGCCGCCGCCCGGATCGCCGCCCTCTGCATGGGGCGGCTCATCGAGACCGCGACCGATTCCGCCGATACCGGCTACTTCCTGTCCTACCTCGGGAAGAAGTTCTACCGGCTCACCAAGTACGGCGCGACGAAGACCGTCCAGAACATGCAGTTCATCTGCGGCCCGAACTCCTCGGCGCAGTCGTTCACGGACGGGCAGCTCACCGTTCGCTCACCGGCGACCGGCAACCGCTACGTGTTGTCGCTCCCAGCGGGCCAGAGCATGACGCTGGCTCCCAATACGGCGCCGATGGCCCCGTTCGCCGCCGCGACCGCGGGCGCCTCCTATCTCGACCCGCCCGGCACGGTGACGCAACTGGTGACATCGGTGGCCGGCGTGACCGTCACCAACGTCCAGCCGAGCGACTTCCTGCCGGCGCGCCAGGTCGGGTCCTCGCCAGGCACCGTCGCGGCCGGGTCGTGGCCGGGGACGACCCCTGACGTCATCCGCATCCGGATCGACGCCTCTGGCAACGTCGGATCGGGGGCCTTCTCGGTCTCGATCGACGGCGGCCTAACCTGGGTGGGGCGCGGAGTCATCCCGCCGACGATGGTCCTGCCTGGCGGCGGCGCGCGGCTGGCGTTCACGAACGGCCCCGGCGCGACCACGAGCTTCGTCCAGGGGTCGTTCTTCACGATCCGGGCGGGATCCTCCTTCCTGGCCCACGGGACGGACGCCGAGAGCGATCCCCTGTTCCGGCGCCGCTGCAAGATGCGCTGGCCGGCGCTGTCGGCGATCCCCACGGCGGGCGCGGTAGAACTGTGGGCGCGCACCGCCGCGCCGGAGGTCCTCCGAGTCTGGACGGACGCCGATCCGAGCGTACCGGGCGGGATGCTCGTCACCGTCGCGAGCGCGGCGGGCGCGGCGACGCCCTCGGCCCAGGCGGCGATCGAGGACTTCGTCCAGCCCAAGCTCGCCGGGTTCGTCGGCGTCCCGGCCCCCGCGTCGCCGTCTGTCCCAGGCAGCACATCGCCCGCGGAGATGGTGACCGCCCTGTCCGCGACCGTCCTTGGCATCACGGCGGCGGCGACCATCACGATCCCCGCCAACCAGCTGGCGGCGGCGCAGGCGGTCGCCGACGAGCAGTGGGAGGAGTACCTGGCGACGATCCCGATCGACGGCTCCGGGATCGTCGAGATGGAGGTCTTCTACCGGATCCTGGGCGACCTCGGGGCGGTCGACGTCCAGGGCCTCACGCTGAACGGCGTTGCCGCCGACCTCGCGGTTCCGGCCGGGAGCGCGCCGGCCCAGGCCGCCGGCTACACCCTCCTGGCGGGCCTCTCCTGGCAACCCGCCCAGGCGGGTACCGCCGCGCCGCCCGCGCCGCCCGCGCCGGCGCCGGGGTCGCCGTTCGCCGCCGACCCGCAGTCGATCTCCGACCTGATCCCGGCCCTCGGGCTGGCCGACTTCAAGGCGTTCCTCCTCGCCTACATCTCGATCCCTGCCAACGAGATCACCGACTGGGAGAGCAACGCGGCCCTGCGGACCTACTGGGAGCTGGAGAGCCAGGTCATCTACTCGCTCTGCGGCCTGGCGATGCAGAAGCTGGCCGACAACGGCTACCCCGACACCGCCACCGGGACGAGCCTCACCCGGATCGCGCTCTACTGGTACGACAAGACGCGCGCCGCCGCCGCGGCCGCGACCCAGAACGTCACCCTGTTCTGCGACCCCTGGCACGGCCCATACTCCGCGGCGCAGGTCGCATCGGTCGTCGGGCTCTCGTCCGACGGGGTGCGCTACGACGTCACCGCCGGAGCCGCCCTGCTGGGGACGAACTCGTCGATCTCGGTCACCATGACCGCCGAGACCACCGGAACCGCGCGCGGGCTCGTCGCCTCGCTCGACTCTGGTCTCCCCGGGGTGGTCGTCCAGGCCGCCGCGATCGCGACCTTCGGCGCCGGCGGCGATAGCGACGCGGACGTCACCGCCGCGATCGACGACGCCTGGCCCGACCTAACGGCGGTCCCCGTCCAGGATCGGCTCATCATGTGGGCGCTCGCCGCCGCGCCGCCGCCGCTCGTCACCCGCTTCCGGATGGACCCCGATGCCGTCACCCCGGGCGGGGTCGTCACAACCCTGGCCAACGCGGGCGGCGCCGTCGCCGGCGGGACGGTCACGGCGGTCCAGGCCGCGTTCGACAAGCTGAGCCCGATCACCGACTACAACACCACGCAGAACTCCACGAACCAGTCGATCTCGGCGACCGGGACCGTGACGGTGCGGCTGGCACTCCTGGCGCAGGCCCAGACACAGGCGGACGCGGCCTGGACGGCGTACCTCGCCGGCGTGCAGATCGGATCGAAGGTCTACCTCCAGGCGCTGCGCCAGATCATCGGCGACGCGATCGCGGCGGACCCGGCCTCGAACTTCACTGGCGAGGCCCTGACCGGCGCCGGCGGCGACGGCAACATCGCGCTCCCGAGCAGCCACGTCCCAATCGTCGGCACGAGCCTGACGGCGGGCCTCACCTGGGTGGCGACCTGATGGCGCTCTCGATCTCCCCGACCTCCGTCTTCGTGAAGCCGAACGGCCGCGCGAACTTCGCCGCCGCGGGCGGCACGGGGCCCTACGTCTTCTCGATTTCGTCGAACCGATCCGGGGGCTCGATCGACCCGACCACCGGCATCTACCAGGCCGGCCCGCGCGGGCTCTGCCCCGACCAGGTCACCGTGACCGACTCGGTGCTCTCGACGGCGACGGCCCTGGTGCACGTGACGCAGGGGATGTACCAGCAGTACCAGCTGACCATCGGGCCTCCCTGGACCCGCAACAACACGGGCCCGACGTGGGAGAACGACCTGGGCGCCGAGAAGGACACCGCCTTCGAGCGCGCGCGCCAGGCGCTGCTCGCCAACCTCCCAGGGCTCGGGCCGTCGGATGCCCTCGACCTCATCGCGTCCGAGCGGCAGCTCCCGCGCGCCACCGGCGAGTTGGACGCCGCGTTGGCCGCGCGCCTCCAGGTCTGCTGGACCGACGACCACGGTTGGCTGCCGGCCGGGTCGCACGCCTCGCTGCTCTACGCGCTCGATCGCGCCGGGTTCCCGATGGGAGATCCGAGCGGGGCCCACGTCATCCAGCGGTGGCAACGCTACTCGTGGCTGACGGCCTCGGGCGGGACGCCGGTCTACGGGACGCATCCCCTGTGGACGTTTGATGGCTCCGACCCGCGGCTCTGGAACCAGTTCGGGATCTTGTTCGGCGCCACGGTGTCCGGCCTGACGCCCGGAAGCCAGCTGGCCTCCGTCCTGAACGGCCTCGTGCGCCTCTGGAAGCCCGGAAAGGCGCGCTACATGGGCTGCTGGATCATCAACAGCGGCCCGACCTGGGGCTGGCCCGTCGGCACCAAGTGGGGCGATCTCGGCCTCACCTGGGGTGGGGGCTCGACCACATTCATCCCGCCGCAGTAGGATAGGAGCAGATCATGGCCACGACGTACACCGCTGACCCGACCGCAACGCAGGCACCGAGCGACCCGCCGGTCGACGGCACGCCGCCCAAAGCCACGCTGCCCGCAGACGGCGATCCGCTCATCGCCGCATCGGTGGCCCAGATGGCGAAGGTTGCGGTCGACTTTGAGGCGTATTTCCAGGCACCATTCGCCAACGCCAGCCAGTGGACCCAGAACCTCATCGCCTACGAGAATGCCCTGGGGCAACCGATCTCTGGATACGATCACTTCGGCCTCTCGCGCACTTCAACCTATGGTTGGACGGAGAACTGGGATCACAGCTTGCAGTACGTGTACGGCGCTGGTCCGGGCAATCGCCAAGTCGGGAGGTGGCACCAGGCGCTCGGCGGGACCACCGGGGCCATCGACAACCCCCCCCCAGGCGCCGGATTCGTGGCCGGCAACCCATTCGTCCAGCAGAGGGCGATTCGATTCGCTACCGGGATCGTGGCCAACGACTCCGTGAGCATGAATCTCGATCCCGATTCGGCCGGGTTGATCTTCACAGACGACACGCTGGCGTCGGTCGATTTCCCAGTCTTCGCCGATGGCTTCGCCAACATCACCTACGCGTTCGGCTTCGCCGGAGCTGGAAATTCCCCCGACACGGGGAACGGCGCCTACTTCTACAAGGACAACACCTTCCCGCAGTGGCAATGCCGGACCGCCGTGGGTTCTGTCACGCACACGTCCAGCAGCGGGATCACCGCGACGGCCAACACCGTCTACCGCTGTCGCGTGATCCTCGTGGGGGCGAATCGCGACGATGCGGGAACCGCGCGGGCCCTGTTCCTGATCAACGAGGCGGTCGTGTCGAACATCACCGTCGATCTACCCGTCAACGTCAACGTCGTGCCCGCGTTCTCCGTGACCCCCAACGCGGGAGCCGCTGCGCAGGAGTTCGCGTTCGGAGCGGTCCGCTACTGCCAGTCGATCTATCCCGGTGGGATCTTCTAGGGAACTGGCACCAGGACGACCGTCCGATCGGGCGGCGAGATGGTCGCGAGCAGACCATCACCAGACCGCTCGAAGGCCACGGTGTAGACCGTCTCCGCGGGCGGTGCGCATGTAACCGTTCCGGGACACACGGGGGCCGCGGAGCACAACCACCCGGTCACGCCGCCCCCGACGAAGGCGTATTCGTCCCCGGCAGCCGATCGGTACACGCCATCCGGAATGGCGGCGCAGTCCATGGTTGGCTCGCCGCATCCCATCATCCCGAAGATCACCCCACAGCCGATCAACAGCTTTTTCCACATGTCGAAACCTTACGCCGGTCCCGGCGCGGGCGTGCGAGACTGTCTCCACGTGGAACAACAACCAGCCGCGTTATCCGATCCCGCACGCCTGTACGTGACCTGGCTCGCCGCCCGCGCCCTCCCGCCCGAGACCCCCGAATCCGCCCTGCGCCGCGCCAGCGAGGAGGAGCTGGTCAGGACGGGCCTCCGGGACCGGATGCGCGCCGCGACCGCCCTGGCGGCGTCTCCGGCCTTCTCCGAGGCCCTGGGCGCGCGGGCGGCGGAGCGGGCGGCCCTGCGGGACGAGGACGACCTGTCGAGGCTCTGCGGGGCCATCCTGGAGGGGATGGGGGCCGACATGGAGGACCTCCAGGTGCGGGTGCGCCGGAAGACCCGGCGGGAGCTGCGCCGCCAGGGGTACATCGGGCGCCGGGCCCAGTTCGACCTCCGGATCACGCCCACGATCGCGGCGGCGCGGGACGTGGTGGCGGGGGCGGAGGATCAGCTCTCGGAGGCCGCGGGGGCGCCCGGCGGAAGTTCCGAGACGGAGGCGTCCGGCGCCGCGGGCGGGCAGTTCGGGCAGGGCACGGCGACCGGTTGACCGTCCGGGCCGGCCAAGGTCCCAGGTACGAGGCGGGTCCCGCGGCAGCGCGCGCAGGCGCCGGGAGCGCGCCGCATCACCACCGCCATCCCCGCCGCCGCGCCGGCCATCGCCGCGTGGGCGCGCTGGGCGGCGATCGCCGATCCGAGGGCGGGAGTACCCGGCGTCAGGCCGGGGAGGGCGTGGTCGATCCGCATGGCCTCCGCCTGATGGTGGCGGGCGGCCCGGTCGGCGAGCAAGCAGCATCGCCCGCGCTCGCGAAGGATCGCCATCTTGAACAAGGCGCGCAGCGGTTGGCCGACCGCGATCCGGATGGCGGCCGGGATCTCCTCCATCAGCACGTCCGCCACCTGATCGTCCGTCATGTCGGGCGGGAACAGCTTCTCCTCGGTCGTCTGCGGCATGAGCCGATACTACGCCCGGCGTGACACGGGAGGGGCGACGCTCTACCATCCTTGGCATGGGGAAGGCCCGAGTCGTAGCCCTCCTGGTCGCGTTCCTGGCGGCCGCGCCGGCGCGCGCCCAGACCCCGCAGCTCTGGAGCCACCCGCAGGACGCCGCGGGGTGCCCGATCGGGACGCCCTGCTACCTGAAGAACCTCCCGTCGCCGTCGCCGTCGTTCGCGGGCGCCCCCGTGATCAACACCGGGCACGCCGCGCTCAGCTTCCCGGCGGCGAACGGGGCCGGCCTCCTGACCGACGTCGCGTGCTCGGCCGACGGCGATGTCCCGGTGCGCCTCTCGGGTGCGTGGGCATGCGCGCCGCCGGCGATCGCCGGGACCGACGGCGTCACGATCGGCACGACTGGCGGCAACCTCCAGCGCCTCCACATCACGGGCGTCATCGACGTGCCGACCGGGAGCGCTGCGTCGGCCTGGACGCCCGTGGTCGGTCTCTCGATCTACGCGAACGTCGGAACAAGCTCCGCCGCGCTCACCCTGGCCACCGCGACAACATCGGGCCAGGTCTTAATGGACACGGGGACGGCACTCGCCTTTCACGTCCTTGATTACTCGCAGTTGACCGGCACGCCGTCGTCCCTGCCTCCGTCGGGCGCTGCCGGCGGTGCGCTCACGGGGACGTATCCCAATCCGGGCGTCAATCTCGCCGCGGGCGCGAGCGTAACGGGGGCCGTGGCCGCTGCCAACGCCCCGGTACTTTCCGGCGCCATCACCACGGCGGGAGGGACCTGGACGACCGCTTTTGGTGCCGCGGGCTCGCTCTCGGTGCTTGCGAACGCCACCAACGCGAGCGCGGTCCCGGCTTATCTGGGCGGCGGGGCAGCCGGGCAATCGCTGATGGTGAATTCCGCCGGGACGGCGCTCGTCTGGCAGTTCGTTCCGGGCGGTTCGGTTACGGGGACGGCGAACGGTGTTGCCTACTTCAGTTCAACCGGAACTCTCACTGACGATCCTACGAAGTTCTCGGTCGATGTCAGCAACGCCCGCATTGGCCTGCGAACCTCTGCGGCGGCATTCCAGCTCCATCTCGTCGACCAGGCGGCGGCGACGGACCGCGGCGTTGGCGTCGGGACCTACGCGACCAGCGACAGCGGGCCCCGCGTCACGCTCCAGAAGTCACAGGGCAGCTTCGCGTCTCCGACGATCGTGGCGAATACCAACTACGGCGGGCGCCTGGCCTGGCAGTGGTACGACGGGGCGACCTATCTGGAGACCGCGGTGCTCGGGACGCACGTCTCCCAGGGCACGACGCCGGGGGCTGGGAACATCGCGGGGGACGTCTTCGTCGACATGGCCAACGCGGGCGTGACGGACAAGTACGCCGTCAACGGGACGGTCCCTCTCCGAATTCGAGCGACGGGCCTCAGCGTCAACCGGGCGACCAATGCGAGCCAGAACACCGGTATCAGCGTCGGTGGATCCGGTTCCTTCACGGCCGGCGGAAACTGGGGGTCTGACGGAGTCACTGTTGCTTCGCAGGCGACGCTGACAACCGGGACTGGGTTATACGTGGGTCTGTACGGGTTTCGAATTGGCGCGAGTCAATCGGCAATTGGGAACGTGAGTGGCGCCGCTCTCGGCCTTTTCCCCTTGGCAGTCTCGAACGACAGTTCCGCGAACAGTCAGCAGGCTCGGATTGGGGTGTACGACGCGAACCCTGCCGGGAACGCCGGGATCCAGCTCACCAACCACGCGCAGTCATCGATGTTGATGACGATGTTCGGCGAGAGTGCTGCCGGGGCCGGGCCGGGCGGCGACGCCGTTTTTCAGATGATCAATTCTTCTGACCCCGTTGCGTTCCATGGAGACGTTACATTTCTGAACGTCAACGGAGGATCGCTGGTCCAGAAGCAGATCACTATCAGGGCAGATGGTGGCTTTGAGCTCTGGCCGAGCACGTCAGCCGTTTCGGCCAGTGGCAATGCCAGGCTCAGGAACCTCGCGGGCGTCTTGCAATACAGCGAGAACGGAGGGGCATATAAGAGCTTCGACGCATTCCTAGCGGACCCGGGCAGCAATGGAATCGTGGTCCGTACCTCGTCCGGGACGACGTCCGCGCGCACGCTGACAAGCTCTGGCTCATCGATCGTGGTGACGAATGGGACTGGCGCCTCCGGGAACCCGAACGTGGACGTCAACCTCGACGGCGTGACGCTCAACCAGGGCGGCGGCGGCGGCGTCCAAGTCGCGGACAACGGCATCTCTAACGCGAAGATCCGTCAGAGCGGACCGCTCGCTATCCTCGGGCGCAGCGCCAACAGCACCGGGAATGTAGCGGACATCCAGGCGACGGCGGCCAGCGGGTGCGCCTATCGCGAGAGTGGATCAACGCTTGGGTGCGGCACACTGGCGACCGCAGCGTATTCATCGTCGTCCGTCACCTACGCCAAGATCCAGAACGAGACCAACGGGACGATTCTCGGTAACTCGGGGGCGTCTCCGGCGGCGCCATCGGAGATAACAATCGGACCTCACTGCTCCCTATCGGGTGGAGTGCTTGACTGCACGGGAACCGGTGGTGGTGGCGTCACCAGCCTCGCCGCGACGGACCCGTCGACTGTCTCGGCTAGTGCCGGCGCCGTCACCATCGGGACGAAGATCGACAACGCCACGATCACGCTGAACGGGGGAGGCGGCCTCCAGCGCGCGACTATCAGCGGTGGGGGGCTCAGCATCTCGGCCGGATCGAACGTGTCGACCATCTCCGGGCTCACCCTCTCCCAGATCGGATCCATCGCCGCGCACAGCTTCGTCGCGAACACCGGCGCGTCGGGCGCGTCGCCCACCACAATGTCCTACGGCGGGGGCAGCGGGATGCTCGGTGTCGCTGTCGGGACGCCCGATACGATCAGCGTCTTCGCGGCGACGCAGCATCGGGTCCCGTTCGGTAGCACCGGCGGTCAGCTCACCGACGACGCGCACCTGACCTTCAACGGGACGACGCCCGTGGGCGTCACGTCGTTGCAGGAGATCCAGATCTACAACGACGCCGTGACGTCGACCGGCCTGATGGGCATCTCGCTTGGCCACGTCGTCGGCGGGCGGGACGTCTTCATCGGCGAGATGGCCCCGGGCTGGACCGGCGGGAGCCTGTCGGCGAGCGACCTCCTCATCGAGAGCAACGTCTCCTCGGGGAACCAGCTCATGCTGTCCAACTTCGCTGGCGGCTTGATCTGTCTTGCGACGGGAAGCTCTCGGACCTGTCGCATCCAGGTCGCAGGATCCGGTGGAGTGACGGTGACGGGCGCCCTGACGGTCGGATCTCTGACGAACGGGCTGGTCAAGTCGACCAGCGGGTTGCTGGCCAACGCGAGCGCGAGCGACGTCTCGACTGCGCTCGGCACCGGCTCCGCGACCGGAATCCTGGAAGCGACCTCGGGAGCATATGGGACGGTCACCGTGGGTCCGTCGCTGTCCTACATCGGGACGACGCTCGCGCTGCCGGACACAGGCGTCACCGCCGGGACGTACGGCGGTCCCGGTTCGTACATCCAGTCGTTCCACGTCGACGCCAAGGGACGGATCGACGCGAATCCCGTCGTCGTCAGCGGTGTCCAGTCGGCTACCTGGAAGTTCGCCGCGACGGGGCAGTTCATCAACTACGACCCGACCAATAAGTCGGACGTCGTCGCGCTGAGCGACGGCAACGGCACTCACTGGGCTGGCGCCGGACTCTCTGCGCCAGGGCTGGCCGTCCTCAACTTTGAGACCTCAGGCGCCGCGCCCTACTACACCTTCCACCTACCGGCGACGACTGCGGGGACGTTCGAGGTCTACCTGAGCAACGTCACCGCCAGCGGGACTGGCTCGGCCGCTACCATTGCGATCGACCTTGAGTACGTCCACGGTGGTCCGGGCAATTCGAGCAACTACCATGGGATTGCCGGCTGCACCATCTCGGGCATCACGGCCGGAAACAGTTCTGGGTCGTGCAGCGTCTCCATCGACCCACTGTGGTCCGCCGACGACCTCTTCATCGTCTGGATTCGCCGGGGCGATGTGAACAACCTCATGAGCCTCAGCAACATCGCGATCTCCGCCACCGTCTGGATTCCACAATGAAAGGGACCAACGTCATGAAACGCGCACTCCTCGTTCTCGCAATGGTCGCCGCCCTGGGGTGCGCGACGACGGGATCTCATCCGCACGGCCGCGTCGGCGCGACCGCCATCGCCCCTCCGATCTTCCAGGTCATCCCGGCCGCGATGGATCCGAGCGTCACAGGACTTCCGGCGGCAGTGGGGACCATTGTTCAGAACTCCGGGTCGCTCTCGGCCTGGGTTAAGACCGGATCCGATGCTACCGCATGGCAGTCGTTCCCGACGACGGGAGGTGGATTGACTCCGATTGCCGACCAAACGACGCTCGCGAACGTTTCCGGAGGGTCTGCGAATCCCACCGCGACGACCGCAGCTCAAATGCGGACGATGCTCGGGATCGTATCGACGATGCCGAACAACCAGATCATCGGGAACGTCAGTGGGTCGACCGCGGCCCCCGGCGCGGTCATGGTCGAGGACACCGTCGTCGTCAGTGGGTCGGCCGTCGCATCGCTATCACTGGCCGGCGCCTTTGGTGGCATCAATGGCGACGTCGATGGTCACTACACGATCTCGTGCGCCATTGCGACGCCATCCGGATCCAATGCCGTCGGATACATCTTCAAGCCCAACAACACCTCCGCGAACCAGTTCCAGTTCGTCCAGATCAACAGCGGGACTTCTGTCGCGACGTCGGCCGCGACGAATCTCAACTTGATCAACAGCGGTACGACCAACGCCGGCTGGCTGGATATTCGAATGGAGTTCGAGGCCAAGACCGGGTCTGGCGCTCGCCACTTCGAATCAAGAGCCGTCACGTACGACGGTACCACCACGACCGTCACCAAACTCTACATTGGTGACGGAGTGTGGAATGATTCAAGCACCGTGGTAACGGACATGGTCATCGCGGCCAGCAGCGGCAACAACATCGGCGTGGGGACGACCTGCTTTGTCCGCCGCTTCGTGGGAGGTTGATCGATGCTCGGAGTCCTGTTTTCCCTGCTGGCGTTCGCTCCGATCGCGACGCCGGTTCTGCCCGCGGGCCCGTACTACGTCGCGACCACCGGAAACGACACCACGGGGAACGGGACGCAGGCGTTTCCGTTTGCCAGCGTCGATGGCGCCCGGAAGGCAATCCAATACGGGAAGTCGAACCAGGGCCTCGCGGCAGACCTGAACGTGCTGATCGCTCCAGGAACCTATCCGTCGGTCGCCTTTTCGCAGTTCGACTCCGGATCGAACGGGCACGCTGTTGTCTACCAGGCGCAGAACGGGCCCGGCACGGTCACGATCTCGGGCGGGACGACCGTCTCCGGATGCGTGGTCTCGTCGGGTGCGATCTACAAATGCCCGGTGACAGGAAGCTTCTGGGCGGTCTGGGAGAACGGCGTCCGCCTCACTTCAGCGCGCACGCCTAACTACTCGTTTGACCCGCTGTTCCCGAACGCGCTAGGTCCCTACTTCCGCACGACCGGGACGAACGGCTCCTACACCGCGATGAACTACTCGGGCGGCGACATCACTCCCGCCGCGTGGCCCGTCGGAGATATCCAGGTCGTCGCGTGGACCGGCGGGAACTGGAACTGGTTTCCCAACGTCAACCCACTGACCTCGCAGACGTCCGGATCGCTGCTGTTCACCTTCACGAATCAGAGCCAGTGGCCGATCTTCCAGAACGCGACAGGATCCCGCTACTTTGTGCAGGGCGTCCAGGCGCTCCTCGACGCGAACGGCGAGTGGTACCACGATCAGTCCGGCAACTTCCTCTACGTCCAATCGACGACGGGCGGCGCGCCGGGCACGCTGACGATCCCAACGACTGGGCGCGTGATCGCTGCAGTGGGGACGACATCCGCTCACGTCCACGACCTGAAGTTCAAGGACCTTACGGTTCAGTACGCGGATTACGCGCAGTGGGACCGCTACGCCGACTGGGGCATATCGACTGACCACCCGACGGCTGGCGCTGGACACACGTGCCCCGGCTACACCTTCGAGAAGTTCAACACCCAGAACCACCAGGCGCTCGTATACCTGGAGAACGCCGACAACGTCACGGTGACGACGTCACATCTGCTGAACGGCGGCTTCGGCGGCGTCCATGCCTTTCGGACCACCGGCGTGACGATCTCGGACAACTGGATCGAACAGACGGGCGCGGATGGAGTTGTGTTCGAGGGGGACTGGGCCGGCGAGGGCGACTTCTCGAACCACAACACGGCGACCGGGAACGTGATCAGCAACGTCGGCCAGCTCGGCTCCCATGCGGTCGGGGTGCGGATGCTCGGTTCCAACAATAACTCGATCGACCACAACGAGGTCTGGGGCGCAAACCGAGACGCCATCTTCACCGTCGGCGGCTGCGGCGTCTTCGCTCAGAACTACACCTTCAGCAACACGATCGACCGGAACTATTTTCACGACATTCTCCAGGACTCTGGCGACGCGGGCGCGGTCGGGTTCTACCTTCTCGCCTCGACGTCGGGCAGCCCGCCGTACGCGACTAACACGGTCTCGAACACGCTGGTCGATCACGTCTATGCGAGTCCGGCGATGACCGACGCTGCGCCGAATGGCGTCTTCACCGACAACAGCACCGCGGGGCAAGCATTCTCGAACGTCGGCGTCTTCAATACGCAGGATACGGCGATGCGGATCAACTCTGGCGGCGGATCGGGGAGCCACACGGCGACGAACTGCACGTTCAATGCGGACGCCACCACGAACGGATCCTTCGACGTCACACTGCTCGACCTCGCCAACATCGGAGTTCCGAGCGCGAACCCCTACCGGTCCAGCGCCGGCTACTCGCTCAGTGAGGACTTCGAAAGCGGCCTGGGACGCTGGACGACCGGCCAGGGGACGCCCGCGCTCAGCACGGCCCAGGCGCACTCGCCGACGCACTCCTTCGTGCAGAATCAGGATGGGGAGGCGATCTACCTACTCCCGGGGCGCGTGCTGCGGCAGAAGGCGTGCGCCTGGCTCTTCGACGACGCGACCGACACGACCGCCGAGGCGCTCTTGAAGGCCGACGAGATGACCTACTCGGCCGGGACATTCACGACCTGGAACAACACCGCCTGGAGGGCGCTCGGGGTCTACACGCCGACGTCGACCACGAAGTACGTCTATCGGATCGGCGGGGCGACGACCGCGACGAGCATCACGCGAACGACGGGGTGGCATCAGTTCTGCGTCGACTATTCGGGGCGGGCGGGCGCGGCGTTCTCCATCGACGGGACGAGCGTGGGGACCGTGAGCACTGGGGTCCTGCAATTCAACGTGCTGGCCCTCGGAGACTTCACCGCCGGCGACGGCAACAACGCGAACGTCTATTGGGACGACGTCACGATCAACTAGCCCCGCTTGCCACAAACGAAAGGGACACCGATGAAGACCACCCTGGCTGCCACGATCATGTTCTGCTCGCTCGCCTCCTGCTCCCGCGTGCCGAAGTCGGCCGACGCCGCCATCACGCCGGCCGCCGCGCCGACGCTCGCCTTCTACGACAACGCCCGCGTGTTCCGCGAGGCTGACGCTGCGAAGACGGCGACCGCGCTCCTGCAGGCCACATGGAACCCGAAGCTGGAGGCCGCACAGAAGGCGGTCCCGGACGCGAAGACGGCCGGCGGGAAGGGAAAGGACGCGAAGGTCGAGAGCGCCGGCGCGGTCCTCGCCAAGGTCCAGCAGGACGCCCAACACGCCGTCCAGGAATCGGACGCCAAGCTGATCG